CGCGAGAGCCAGCAGTGGCCGTCCCGCCATCGCCAGCAGTGGCCGTCCCGCCATCGCCAGCAGTGGCCGTCCCGTTAAATCCAGCCCGGCTCTTGTCTTTTTGCAAGCGCTTGATAGCGCTCTCAAATTTTCCGCAATAGACGACTGTGCCGCGAGAAAACTTGACTTTGTCGCCCAGGTCCACAATATCGCACTCTGCTACCTCGACAAGGAGCCAATTGGCTCCCTCTTGTCCAATGTAGTCTGATACCCCAGGGTTACATCCGGAGGTCCAGCGCCAAGCGTGCAGGCCGTTGCCACAGGCTTTAGTGGGCTTCCAGTCCGGGCACTCAACCTGGCCTTTTTTGGGCCAAACAAAGCCCCGGGTTGTCATATTGGCCGGCACAACCTTTAGTAGCACCGTCTTTTTATGCAGGTCTGTCATCGTTGTATAAATCCCTTCTCCAGTTCTTGAATGTCAATCTTTTTGAGTTCTGTCAATGCCATATCTTTCTTGCGTCTTATATGGGCAATGGTGTATTTAATATCCACTGCGTTTCACTTTTTCCTTTCGTGATCGTGGGTCTTGAACTGCACTGGCAATGCACATATTCAAGTAGTCAGGGTTGCTCATTGCCCAGCGGCAGATAATCTGCACGATGGATGAGCAGCTAATGTTCTCTGCACCAGCTACCTGCGTCTTCGCCCAGTTCAGGTAGTTGGTGATGTCAGTAGGAACACTGACCGTGGTGTATTGTTCGCGGGTGTCACTCACTTGCTACCTCCTAACAGGAACCAGATGGATACGTAGATGGTAATGAAGATGATAGCGAAGAGGATAGTGGACACAAATACCTGTGCTGCCGTCTCATCATTGGAGTTCGTCTTGTAGAACTGGCTATCCTCGTGCATCACATACCATCCAGTTCATAAAACCTGAAGTTCAATACTAACTCTCTGGGTGTGTGATTGATCTCAAAGGCATACACACTCTTCCCATTACAAGTAACTGGGATTGTGTTGTATCCAATAGGTAGTTGGGATAGTGCAGCCCTGAGCTGACCAAGGTCTAGTGGATTGTCGGGCGGGAAAACATTCATTGCATTACTCACAGGTCTTCAACCTCCAATACTTCTTTGGTGATTGCTATCAGATCTCCGAAGCAATCGTAGTGTGACTGGACTAGGGTGATGTTAAGGTCTACACCCCAGGCTACATAGTAGTCTAGTGCATCGGTTAACGTTTGATAAACCTCAACGTTATCATCTAATCCAACGTGATACTCTTCATCAACCTGGTATGTTTCACCTGGTGTATCACTGGAATAAGTTACGTGCACTGTTCCTCCAGTTCTTCAGATAACTTCAAGGTCTTGGGTATGTGTTTCCCAATGCTGAGTGAGTAGTCACTGAGGGTATCATACCCATCATTACCGTATACGAAGAATACCCAACCAATCCGTTGTCCATATTTATCATAAGCAGCCAGAGTTTCTTCATCACACTGGTGTATGTTAGATAGGATGAGTTCTTTGTCCGTTGATTGTTTGAAGGCAGGTGCCTCTTCGTGGAACAGGGAGAGACTGAATCCCTGTTCCAGTAACTCTTCGATGCAGGCTGTGACGATAGCCTTATCCATTTCCTGAACGGTCATACTCTCCCCCTCTTTGACGGTAATGGAACGTTCGATATACATTGTAACTCCTTTGTTATTCTGGATTGAGGATAGACTTCCACTCGGGAAGTTCAAGTGGGTTGGTCGCGAAGCTATTCTCCCAGGCTGTCATCAGCTCATCAACCTGTGCCTTGGTAAATAGTTGGGAGAGGATGGACTCACCCCATCGCTCGTTGTTTGTAGCCTGTTGGATGCTGCCTTCAAGGCGCAGCTTCCTCCCGTGAATCAGGTGGTTGATAGCGTGAGCTAAGTCTCGGTGCATTTGCTGGGTTGCTATCATTAACGTAGGTCTGTATCCAAAGAGAAGTGAACTTGCTCATCTTCATCCCAGCGATCAATGAAGGCACAGGTTGCACCACTCTTGCTGTTGTATCGTAGCCCGTCAAACTTCCAGTTAATACCTGTCCGTTTTGAAAGCCATTGGATTGCACCAAGCTCAGACTTAGCCCGGATAAGGTGGCGGGTAACCCAGGAGTAGTTTGCTTCTCCTCCGTGAACGTCGGTTACTTCAATGAAGAACAAAGGTTTCTTTTTCATTGTCGTTACTCCGCCAGCATCCAGGTTGCACTACCAACCGTGACTTCACTAACCTGCCATTTGGTTTCATTCTTGCGTTTGAAACCATCACTGGACCCAATCACCCATAGCCCGGGGAAGTGAACAACATATCCGTTTTTGTGTTGCTCACCCCACATAGCCGAGTCTCCTCTCCCTTTGCGGCACCACCCCTTCCCACGGGAACAGTGATCGTATCGACCGGGAGGAAGGAGGATTGAATCCTCCTTGGAGATGATGAGGGCTGATGCAATCTTCTCAAAGGTAGCGTCGTCAACCAATAGGTTGGCTTCTTCGAGATCATCCATTTGGGTTTTACGATACCCTTCTTTGAAACTTTTCTCAGGTGATAACCCAAGCCTGGTCATCCTATCTGTTACAGTTTCACCTGCTTCTTTACGAGCAAGCTCCTGAAGTTTGGTATCGAATTCTTTGTTAGACATAACTCCTCCAGTTATAAATGGTTGGGTTGCTGCCGCTTCGGCGTTCTCCCGGCCAGGATTGCGGAATCAATGACCCTTTGTAACTGTAATGCAGTTACCACCAGGTATTAGTTTCTCTTGTGCACTGGGCAAGCAAGAGGATGGGTTACTCAGTTAAGGTTTGAGTAGCCTTCTGTTCTTTCGTAGGTAGTTAAGCAAAGCATCTAGTCGCTTCGCTTGTTCTTCGTCGGCTTCCCCATAGCAACCCATTACCTCTTCGAGGTAACGTTTGAATGGGTAGTGCATCTTCCCTGTGGAAGAGAAAGAGTAGAGAGGTGAGGCTTGCCCACTGTGCCAGTCTGCTGCTATAGCGCGAGCCATAGCCAGGTTCAACATATCCCCACCACCTTGGTGAATCCAATAGAGATGAGCCAGTTATGCACGACTGTTTCTCCGGCCGCATTTACAGCCCATAACCCACGTTCATCTTTAAACTGTGGGAATAGTTTAGCAAATGCTGAGTGAAAAGCGGAGCTGAACTTGCAGTAACCGTAACCGCCGGCTCGTGCCTTTACTCTGAACGCTTCACCTTCGTGCGTGATATAAATGAGGCGCACGAAGCAGGTGTGCCCACCTGATGGGGATTCTTTCGGAGCATACCAGGATTCGATTTTCAATTCGTCAATCACCCCATCCTGGTCACGCTTCCAGTATTGGAAGGATGGATCCATAACGACGTGTGGCTTCTCAGGATAGGGGAAGCGAACGGGATTGAGTTTGACGGCAGGTTGGTTTGTCATATTGTCCTCCTAGATTAACTGAAGCTTGTTGCTGTTACGTTCAACGAAGTCACCCCATGAGGAGATGAAAAGCCTGCACTCATACTTGCTTCGTCCTGTGCGCTGACAGATAATGGTAGTATCATAGGTATCCCCGAAGTTAATGTATGTTGCACACACATCTCCCCAGTAACCATTGAACCAGTTATCAGTTCGAATAGCTTCAACCCCGAGCCCACCCAGGAGATCGTTAATCAATTCCATTCTGGCAATGGGAGAAAGCTCCCGGTTCTTGCCGCGTCTGCTTCTTCGCAGAGCAAGATCTAATGCTTTGACTTGTTTACCTGAACCATAAAGGTCGGTAAGGTTCTGTTTGATTGCCACGTTGATACCTCCAGTGATATTGATTAAGAACTTAGGAGGGGGTTGGTATGCTTGGCATTAGGAAGCGGACCTAACACAGCAGCACCCACTCAAACCCTTAAGCAAGGGTCAGTGATTGTTAGATAGACCATTCACCTGTTCTGCGGAACCGACGTCGAGCAACCCGTTCGACACGGTATCGCTTGCGGTCTTTACGTCGAGCAACCCGTTCGACACGGTATCGCTTGCGGTCTTTGTAGTAAGCACACCAACAAGAATCACCTGTCCCATACCCAGCGCCATAGCTAGACAAGGGAGAAGACTCAACTCGGAACGTTCCGAAAGGTAGTTCGTGGTTGTTCCGACGGAACGTCACCAAGAGCTGAGCGAAACGAGCACGGGTAACTTGCACGCAACCCACAAAGTATTTGAACCACGCTGCCTGATGCCCGTTCGGTTGGCGGAAGAACGTCGGGTTCTTGCTGAAGTCAGGTTCGATAAACATTAAACACCTCCAGTGATAGTGAAGCCAGCAAAGAAGAACACAATAGAGATAAGGCTCAAGCTAATCACGGTAGGTCAGCTCCCATTCCCCTTCATAGCAGCACACGCTGCGCACGGGATTGAGCCAGATACGCAGGCCTGCTACCCAAACCCGCCCGTCCTGCTTCAGGTCACGAGTGATACGGTCAAGCGTGAGGGTGAATGCTGCTTCACGTTGATGGTAGGTATCCACTCCCTGCTGCGCAGGCACGATGTGAGGAACAGTCATCCGAGCAAGTCGATGAGCAAGGTTGTCTTGACCCTCCAGGAGGATCATCCCGTGAAGTTCCTTGATAGCAGCAGCTAGAGAAGCAAGGCGGGTTTGCTCTGCTACCTGATAGACGGAACCGCCGGGTTCAACACAAATCTTATACACTGGGAACCCCCAGTTCTTGGAGGACCGAAGTGAGATCTTCAATCACTTGTTCTTCAATGATCTCTGCATTCGGGAAACCGTTCCAACGAACAGCTTCAAAGAATTGCAGGGCCAGCCCCTCAGACAAGAACTTATAGTCGTCCTCTGCTGCCGGGGTCTTAGCATTTAACACGACAGTGTAAATGGTCACGTAATACCTAACCTTTCTTCCTCTGCGTTTGCACGGACTTGGAACCGTTCCCGTTATAACGGGAGTCGCATTGAGAAGGGAATTAGTATTCCCACAGGGTGAGTCCCAGGTCAGGCCTCACTTTAAGTTCTCCCTCGTGCGCCCAAAGAAACACACGAGGGAGAACCACACCCAGGAAACCTGTGGTCTTCACTCTGAATTTACGGTCAACAAAGGGGGAGCACAGGCACAGGTGACAGGCATTCGCCCCGAGGTAGGTTTTGGTTTGCTGCCGGCCGATGAGGAGAGGTAAGAAAGCTTGGGCGTTCAGCATTATATCCTCCAGTTATAACCGGGGTTTACCCCGGTCGTTTGATTTGTTTCCGTGTTCCAGTTATAACCGGATAGCGGGACCGCATACAGATACAAACATACTAGTTCCCCTCCCGCACCCACCCACCACACCCTCCCCACCCCCAGCAATAACTCACCCATCTATATTCCCCTATAGAAACAAACCCATATATACATAGGAGAACACAGAGGGAGGAGGGGGAACCCGGGGGTTGAGTTATCACTGGGAAATAAAACCGCTGTCGTGACCAGGGAATGAGGGATCACCTTCCCGTTATAAGTAAATGTAATAAAACATTCGGTTCCTATCAGTATCTTAGCTTCCCGTTATAAGTTCCAGTGACAGTTTTGATGGGGAAACGGAACGGTTTTGGGGGGACTGGAACGCTCCAGTTACGTGATAGGGTCCCCTCCCCACCTCCCCTACGTGTAACCGGAACGCAATTTCACCGGGCCCGGGGGTTGGGGGTGTCCCTATTTTCTTTATCTTTTCCTTTACCGGTGCTCCACTCTCTATAGGGGGAAGTGGGCGACGAATTCTTATTTCGTGTGAGTTTGAATTCCGATTTCAGAACACTGTTAAGATTCCGAACGTCTATAGAAGTTCCCCAATTCTTAGTATCTATGAACTAAGAATTGGGCAGGAAGTAGGAATTGATTCAAGAAGACTCTGGTATCAAACGATTGGAGTTATTGATTACGTGGATGCTGAAAAGGACATCAAGCTTCTTGAGTCCCAATTCTGTTACCTGAACTCGGACAGTCCAATTCGGGACCTGTTCCACACCTTGAATCGTTTCAAGACAGACGTGCTTGCCCAACTCGCTTCCGGTGACAAGATGCTTTACTTGGAACTCAACGCTTACCAGGTTCCCCCAAACAAGTCTGGTCGGATGCACAGTTTACCCAAACAGGAAGGTTCCAGTGACAATGACTGAAGATGACGGTTCCCGTTATAACGTAGAGATACAACACCAACGCCCGGGGTGGGTAACTGAGGAGTCCAAGGTCCCCATCCTCATAGCGGTTAACCGGGCAATGTATCTAAAGAAGTATGCAGAGTCAGGGGCGGTTCACGGTGACATTATAACTGGAATCCGCATTACCCAGGTTAACGTGATAGCTGAGTGGGAGGTGTGTCAATGGGTTGGATTTCTATGGTCACTGTTTCCCAAGAGCAAGTCCGACAACCTATCACCGCCAACGGGGTTTACCTGAGCAATTTTACCCCGCCGGAACTGGTGGCTCACGAACTCTGTCTGCTGAACCAGATGTTTGCTGCCTACCTTCTACTTACTGAGCTAGAACGTCGTGGAATCTTGGAGCACGGTGGTTCTATCCGAAACTGTTGGTATCACCAAAAGGATGGAGTCCACCCCAGAGAACTTATCCTAGCATTGACCCTGGAGTGTAACCACAGGAAGTGTCCATATTGCAATTGTCCCCTAGACGTTCAGTTTAGTCCACAGGGGATTGCCCAATATTGGTGCCAGGTCTGTTGTCAAGAGATTAAAGAAAGTGGGAAGAAATGAAAGTTAAACTCGTATCAAGAACTCAAGGTTACAATGAGATGATGGGAATGAAGTTGGGGGAGATGATTGCTTATGCAGCAAGAGTGTCAAACCCGAGTAATCAAATGAACACGGAGACGGCACCCAAACTTCTCAGCTACTGCCTACGTCACGGACACTGGTCCGTATTCGAAACTGTATCAATGACACTGGAGATTGTAACCAGCCGGGCCATCACCCAACAAATTCTGCGCCACCGCTCCTTCACATTCCAAGAATTTTCCCAGCGTTATGCTGAGGTGCTAGAGTTTGAAACCTATCCGGCTCGTCGGCAGGACCACAAGAATCGTCAGAACTCTATTGATGACTTGGGTGATGAAGCAATGGCTTGGTTTGAGAAAGCCCAAGCTACAATCCAGGCTCACGCAATGGGTCTCTACCAACAAGCTCTCCAGTATGGCATTGCCAAAGAGCAAGCCCGCTTCTTACTCCCTTCTTCCGCCCGTTCCACTATCTATATGTCAGGGAACATTCGCTCTTGGATTCACTACTGTGAGCAGCGGTGTAAGCCAGGTGTTCAACTGGAACACCGTGAAATAGCAATGGAGGTTTTGGGGATCTTGCTTGACCAGGTTCCCGAGCTAAAAGAATACTTCGATCGGACGACAGCATTATGAATCAGTATCAAGAAGGTGTGGACCAACCCCAACACTATACCGAACACGGACTCCAACCTATCCAGGTGATTGAAGCTTGGGGGTTGGGGTTTCTGTTGGGCACCACTGTCAAGTATATTGGGAGGGCTGGTAAGAAGCCGGGTGAGTCCCGTCTCAAAGACCTGGAGAAGGCTCACTGGTATCTGTCTCGGGAGATTGAGATGGAGAGACAGAAGGAGTTGAAGTTCAATGTTGACATCCGAGCTGAGCAGCGCGAGCGCATCAATTTTGTAGAAACAAAGATGAACATCCCAGATCCTTATGAAGAGTGCTCGAATTGTGAGGGGAAAGGGTTAGTTGGTAGATCTGAAGTAGTGTGTTTAACCTGTGATGGGACCGGTCAAGTTTTTAAGGAGGTATCGGCTGATGTTTAAGAACGGAAACTTTGGACCACCTCGGGACAGGACCCCCTCCATCTCCGAGCTGATTCGGGCCGCGAAGACCAACTACGTTCCCAGCCCTGAGTCCATTGAGTTCATCAAGACTCAGGTGCAACAGAAGATCAATATGGAGGACTTGGAGAAGTGGTTGCACACCGCCTTCGAGAGGGCTGAGCGAGACAAGGATTACAGGATGATGGCTATGTATTCGAAGACCAATGACCTGCTCTCTAACATCCTCATCCAATACACCGTTGATACGCACCCAGGTAAGGTTGTGTTTATCGACGCCAAGACCGGGAAGCAGGTCACCTGATGAAATATCATAGGACGGTGGATGAAGGGCTAAAGCTTCTGAGCAAGTATGTCATCCCGATTGCTTTGATGGACTTAAAGCTTAGGGAGGACTGGAAAGTTGAAATTAATCAAGAGAAGAAACAATACCACATCCAGTTAGCAGGAAAGGACATCTTCTTCAGCCAAGGCCTTATCAGACAAACTTCCCCGGAAAAGGTTGAGAGTCTAGTTGATAAACTCAAAGCTATCATCATCAGCGAGGTTGACATAAATATTGTGTTGATGGTTGGTGAAAATCGTTGACATCCTTCGAAAGAAAAACTAGAATCAAAACCTGGACGAAATCAATTCCCGATACAGAAGGAGAAACTCAAATGGCTAACGCTACCCCCACCCTCCCCAAGGTTGCACCCCCGGCCCCGACCGCTTCGGAAGTGGCTCCGGCCCCCAAGAAGAAGGGTGGACGAAAGAAGGGCTCTGTCACTAAGGTCAACAACAAGATTGTGATTGACCTGGGCAATGAGTCCATCAAGGCCGCCGTGCAGGACCAGGGCGGTGCGGCTTACGTCAAGGACCTGATCAGCAAGGATCTGTTCTCGCGCAATCTGCTGGTTTACAATCCTCCCCAGGCGTAGTAACCTGTAGGTCCACGTAATACCGGAAAGCCTCTCCCCAATAAGGAGGGGCTTTCGCCTTTTCTGTAGACTATGTTAAGGTAGCTCTATGCTCAAGAACGCCACCCACAAAACAAAGCACGTAGACTTTGACAGCTTCGTATCTGACCCAGAGATACTTGGGTTGAGTGGAGAGATTGCCATCCTCCGCACCGCAATGATTGAGTTCCGGGAATCACTGGACAATCGCCACGTTAACAACGTTAACAATTTTATCAAGGGTGTTGTGAAAGACCTGGAAGAGGAGTGGGAGATGGACAAGCAGGAGTATGGGGTTCTGCGCAAAGCAATGCTCAGCAACTTCTGTAAGGTCTTCGGTCAGACCAGTTTCATCAACGCCAGGGACGTTTCTGTGATTGCCAAGCTTGCCGACACCACTGGAAAGCTCGTGGAAAAGGCAAAGAAGATTGAAGATGGAATCACCGTGGACCTGGACTGGAAAGGGAATATGGTGGAGATTCTTCAGAAGTTCGTGCAAATTGTAGTGTGCCCGGTGGTGAAAGACCCTATCAGTATTGCCACCATCTGTCACCGGGCTCGAGAGTTCTTCAATCTCGCTTCCAGTAAGGTCAACTCTTTGAAGCCCGGTGAAGAGGTTGTCATTGTAGAAGCCGAGGTAGTTGAGCGTGATTGAGAAGCTGAAGCTGAAACAGCTCCGAGCCCCATCCAAAGAAGAGATTGTGTTCCAATACCTGGCTGAGGCGATCGAGGGTTATCACAATCAATCCACTCTGTTCGAGCGTAACTTCAAGCCCAACATCAATCAACAACGCTTCCAGGAAATCATCGAAACCACCCAAGTCCCTGAAGGACAATCTATTCACATTCTATTATATGGCGGTGTCGGTTGCCTGGATGAGGATACCTTCATACCTTTCCATATCCGGCGTCCTGATGGTTCAGTGTGTAACTGGAAGGGTGGAACTATCTCTCGCCTTTTTGAGAGGTTTCATAGAATCAAGTCATCTGGAAAGGGTAAGAATAGGGTGGTTCCAGATGACCATACTTTTACTGTTGCTTCTGTGGATGAATCCAATCACAGGATTTTTGTCAATGAGATTGTGGATGTTATTGACAATGGTTTCAAAGAGTCTTTTGAGGTTATCACTGATAGTGGTCGGTCCATCATTGCAACTGCAAATCACCCTTTCTTGACCAGGTGGGGTTATATACCCCTAGAACATCTCCGCCCCAGTCATCCTATTTATGTTCATACTAACCAACAAAGCACCAAAGGTAGAGAGAAGAGGAAAACTCGTAAGTATCTATTCTTCAAACATCATCCAGTTGGTGGACGTAAGGTTGTTAATGGGTGCACCTACTTTCGTGTAGGTGAGCATAGAGCAATGGTTGAGGCTCAAATGAATGGGTTATCACTGGAAGATTATAAAGACCGGTTGAACAGTGGAAATCTTGTTGGTCTTCGTTTTCTTACTCGTGATCAGCACGTTCATCACAAAGATGGTGATTGTCACAATAATGTTTTAGATAACCTGGAGGTTATGAGTAAAGAGGAGCACGACAGGCTTCATAATGATGCTTTAGAAGTCCCTCGAATTTCTTATTATGCTGTTGAGGAACATATCATCAGCATCCGCCCAGTTGGTGTCCGACACGTTTATGACATCACAATGAAAGCTCCAACCCATAACTTTGTTGCTGATGGGTTTGTGGTTCATAACTCTGGTAAAACTTGGGCCGCTTTGTTTTATGCACTGGGAATCAGCCTCAAGCACCCTAACGTGAAGACCCTCTGCGTCCGGCGAACTCACTCTGACATCGCACAGTCCATCTACCAGGAGACATATACCTTTTTGGATCGGTTCACGATCCCATATAAGAAGAATGACCAGGAAACAACCATCAAGCTTCAAAACGGAAGCTTCTTCTTTATGCGCTCAGACAAGTCACTGGTTCGAGCAAAGGCAAGTAAATCTGATGCACTGGGTTCTCAAGCTTTCTCAATTGCAATCCTGGAGGAGGCGGACTCCCTATCAGAGGAGCTGGCCAACACTGTTCCCGGTCGTCTTCGACAAAACATCCCCGGGTTTCGTAAGGTCATCATCTACATCTGTAACCCTCCCTCAGAGAATCACTGGTTGTATCGTAAGTTCTTCAAGAACAATGACCCACACGACCCCAAGTCCCCTTACCGAGCACTCCACTGTGCAAAGGAAGGAAACAAAGAGAACCTTCCTCCAGGATACCTTGAGTCAGTTGAGCGTGACTATTCACGTGACCCATCCTTAAATGAGAGATTATCTCTCGGTAACTTCGCTCCTGATGTAAAAGGTGACCCAGTTTTCCAGGCTTTCGATCGCCGTTATCACGTATCCAAAGAACCTCTGGTGTTCAACCCAAAACTACCAATGTTTCGTTCTTGGGATTTCGGTTGGCGTGGCACTGCAATTGTTATCGGTCAGGATGATGTTGAACGTAAACAGATTCGCATCCTTAAGGAGTTCTTCTACGAGCGGACTCTCCTTGATACAATTGCTATTGATGTGTTGAATCAGTGCTGGCAACTGTGGCGGGACATAGATTGGGTTGACTATATGGACCCGGCTGGTGTGCAGAAGCGGGTTGAAGGTCCATCAGCCTTTGACATCCTTTGTGGTAAAGGTCTCAGACCTAAAGGATTCAAGTCAACTATTGAGTTTGGTCTATCCATCATTGAGCAGCAGCTCAAACTCTTAACTTACCGTAGAGACGTTGTTGACGTTGAGTATGTGAAGCCTGGGTTCATCATTGACCCCAGTTGTCGTCATTTAATTAACGCCTTTGTTTCTGGTTACTGTAACGAAAAGGATGCACCTATTGATGTCATTCGACCAGTTAAGGATGGATTTTATGACCACATTATGGATGCTCTCCGTTATGCTATGGTGTGTCTGCGCCGCGATCAGTCAGGACGCAGAGATTCAGCGTATCAAGTCCCACAGCGCCAGGGATACCAACCATTGGAAGGATACCGAGGACCCAATAGAGTGATTCAGGTTGGGAGTAGGAAACCAAATTTAGGTGGAGGTAGTCAGTTACGATGAAAGAAACCCTTTTCCGGGACCCCCAAGATTATCATACAGCAGCGATTGATGCTGATTTGAACAAGGGAAAAGTGTTCCCTGAGCTTGACTACTCAATGAATGCATCTGACTTTGGTCTTCAAAGCGAAGAAGATGCTGTTATGGTGAACGCTCTGGTGGAGCTTCGTCGTTATGAAGAACAACGTAAGCGTCCCGTTGAGATCAAGTCCCGCATCTGTTGGGAACAGTATAATGGATTCTACTCCAATGATGCATTGAAGGACGAAACACAATCTCAAAAGGTTTTCCCCACCCACTTTATGACCACTGAACGGTTCGCCGCTGCCATCCTCCGGCTCCGGCAGCAGGACCCCAACTGGTTTATTGCCGAGTCATTGATACCTCAACAGCAGGTTATCATCAACCTGGTGAACCGTTGGGTTCAATACCAATGTGACCACCCATTGGTGGGTTTCAATCAAGTGTTCTCAGACTTGATTCATAACGGACTGCTTACTAGCCAGATGTATGCAATGGTGTCACACCAAACCAATGGGATACCAGTAACTGGTTATGAAGTTGATGCTGACTTAGATTTGGAAAACACAGATGACCTGTTCCAGTCACTCAGTGATTTAAGTGATAACGGTGAAAAGCCATCGTCGTCCCAACCACCTTTTGTTGCAAACAGATACACACCCAGACTGATGCTTGAGTGTTTGGATCCGGCACACGTTTGGATGGATACCTCCTCAAAGAAAAAGAGGTATCGAATCTGGGAAACGTTTATGGGAGTTGGTCAGTTCCTTGAAGAAGCTAAGTCCCGTGGTTGGGACATTAACGCTTGTAAGAGAGCGGCCCTCAAAAAGAAACCGATTGAAACTTTCCAAAACCGGGACGACTTCCAACAGGGTGTAAACCCTGATGATATGAAAAACTACCACAATGAGATTGTTCTAACCCACATTGAAGGAACGTTCCACGACATCCGCACTGGTTTCATTTACTTCCACAACAAGTATATGATTATGGCTAATCACTGTGAGATTATCCTTCCTCCAGTTGAGGTTCCATTCTGGGACGGGGAATCTGTTATTGTTGATTCTCCCTTTGTCAAAGTAGCCAATGCCGTTTACGGTAAGTCTCCAATGACTGAGAACATTGATTCATTTGCGTTACGTCACGACATTATGAATCTTCTCGTTGACTTCTTTAAGATGAACTTGAAACCAGGATGGACTGTTGATAAAGATAGACTCGACCCTATTCTAAACCCTGAGTTGGACGGAATCTATCCTGGTAAGGTCATTTACATTCAAGCCAATGGCGCTCCCGGTAATTCAAATCAAAAGGTTGTGGACGTTGTTGCAACTGCTGACTTGCCTACAGGGTTCTGGCAATTTATGCAATTCTATCAAACAACGTATGCAGAGAACACTGGTATGGGTCAGGAGCTGATGGGTTTGAACAGAACCCGAGGTAGAATTACCAAAGGTGAGTTTGATGCAAGGTCGGCTGAGAGTTCAGCTTTGTTGATGGAGTTCTTCCAAGGTATTGAAGAACGAGTTCTTGTTCCCATCCTCAGCCGGATGTTTACTCGCACCCTTCAATACACACCACAACGGATGTGGGCGGCGTGGATTATCTCGAATATGGAGAAGATACTCCCTCCTATCCCAAAGGATCCACAACAGGCTCAACAGCAGATGCCACTTCGAAAAGAGTGGGAGGAAGTTCTTAGGGACGTTGCAACCTGGGCTCCTCAAAAACGATTCGCCAAGCTGGGTGGGTTCTTCCGTTTCAAAGTGAAAGTCTTCTCCAGTTTGCTTGAGCGCCAAGGGATGATTGAACAGGCCACCTACTTTTTACAAACTGCTGGTAGAATTCCAGGTGCTCTGGCGTTTATCAAGATTCCGAAGCTTTTGGAAAAGATGGTTATCGGGTTTGGGTGGGACCCAGAAGAAATTCTTAACCTGGATGCGATGCCTGTTCCCAAGGGAGACTCCGAGTTGCTCGACCAAGTGATGAATGGGGAGGACCCCCTCCAAGCACCTGACCTGCTGTTGGGACTTGGAGGTATGTTTTCACCGGGACCCTCCTTCACACCGGAACAAAATGGTGGTAACGTTGATACCAGTTCCGGGTCCCCCTTCCCTGGGTCTGGGGACCCAACCAATCCAGTCCCATCTCAAGTGAAACCGAGGTTTTAACCAATGGACAAAGGTAAAGAGTGGGCTGTAATGAACGCGGGACTGGACTCTGACCGATACATCACCAATGACATCGGGAAGATTCTGGACCGTGGTTATGGAGAAATCCAAGCTCAAGAGTTGGTAGATGCAACTAGGTCGTCCCGACTGCTACCGCGTGAGGGTATGTCCTACTTGATGCCACAAACCTCAGTCAGCCCGGCCGGGGCAAAAGGAAAGGAGGATATGAGTAACTATGGCTGATTTTCGTATGACCAATACGCCTTCCGGTGCGCGTAATGTTGCCAACCAGGAAACCACTTTGATTCACAATCGGTGGGAAGAAGGGGAATCAACGAATCCGCGTAACACCACTTCCAAGCTTACCCGTGAGTCGGTAAGCAACGGTGAGAACGAGATGGCGAAGATCGTTACTCCTATCTAACCTTGTGAGGTGCCAGATGTCCGACCCTTCTATAAGGCAGATGTCCTTGACCGGTGCAGAGTCAACCATCAAAGAACTTACAGTGAAAGCTGAGCAAGACTTGCTCCGCCGGCTCAGATGTTCTGGCACCTCTCACGAGGAGCTTCTTTTGTTAAAGGGAGAAGCACTAGGTTATGAAAAAATCCGAACGCAAGTTGATTCCGCACTCAGACAAAACAAATAGGAGATGTGATGGATTGGTTATCACAAGGTGAGTTCGGTGAAGTAGATAGACTTCGCCAAGAACTGGATCAGAAAAACCAGGAGATTGAGAGATTGCGGTCCTCATCTCACCAGCAACATAACCGGAGTGTTCAGCAACAGAATATACTCCGAGAAGAACTGCAAGATGGTAGAGTTCCTGATGCGGACAGTTTGCTGGATAACTGGGATTGGAACAAGGTTGCTGGTGTCGATCAACAAGCGAAGGAGAAAGAAAAGGTGTCAGACGATAGGGACGAGGGGATTACGTTCAAATCAAAGAAAGCGATGGATGATTACTTCAATCGTAAACTTCAGAAACACGAACAGACCAAAGCCCAACACATCGTCGAGTCTCAACAGACCCAAGCTCAGCTCATTGAGAAGTTTGCCAAGGAGCACCCTGAGCTGATTGAGCACCAGGATACGGTGCAGCGGTTGTGGGAACAATCGGTGAGACTCAACCCCAATATCCCTGCTGACCAGAGATTCTCCGGTGTTGTTAACGAAACCAAGGCTATCCTTGGTAACTACGGTTTGATTAAGAAACTGGGTGAAGAAGGACAACAGCGCCAACAACAGGATCGAGGAATTCCCTATATGGGGCAGAATCCTCTCCCCTTCCGGGATATGGGAAGACCGATGCCCGAGCGTGTTGATCTGTATGACCAGAATCAGCACCGCCAAGAGTTGGAGCAACGTAGACAGTTGCAACGTTCCAAAATGTTCAGTTAGAATAGTTCAAGTAACAACCCAACCCAGCAGTTATGATACGTCGGCAGGACTCGACCCTCAACTGAAACTGATCTGGGTGACGCAAAAGCATCACCTGATTAATTGAAGTAGAGGAGAAAGTAATGCCGACTATTACTTTAGCGGATGTAGCGGATCTACATCTAGCAAAGCTGAGCCGAGAAGTGCGGGTCCAGGCTCAAAAGAAAATGAAATTCCGCCAGTTTGTCCGTCCTGATGTGGACTTTGGTTTGCACGAGGGCAACCAATACAAGTTCACCAAGCTGGGGAATATCAATGAGCGCGCTCGCATCGTTGGGGAAACTGATGATATTCCCCAGGGCAAGCCTGCAATTACCAGCACGTTGATGACCTGTGATGAACACTCTCTTGAGGTTCCTTACACCGCTCGTGCTGCTCAGATTGCTGAGCTGTCACTGGAGTCTATGATCATTCGCCAGCTCCAGAACAATGCCGTTCAGTATTTGGATGAGCTTGCAGCCAACAAGTTCCTGGAGTCTGACCTGGTTTACACTCCTTATGGAACGGAAAACTCCAAGTTGGCTACGTTAGCCACCAACGGAACTCCGGCTACCACTGCCACCCGTCCGTGCCGTGGTTGGGACATCAAAAACATCGTTGGACGTATGCGTTCCAATTACAACATTCCCGGTTTCGGTGGAAGCAATAACTACATCTGTATTGCTTCTGAAGCTTTCCTGCGCGGTATCATCGATGATGCCGAGTGGATTGAGGCGAGCAAGTATGCTCAGCCTGACAAGCTTCTCAATGGCGAAGTGGGTATGTATCAGAACGTTCGCTTCATCCACGAGAACAACGTTCTGAACGATGCACTCCCCGGCGGTGGTGGAGAAGCTGTGTTCTTCGGTGACGATGCCGTGGTTGAAATCGAAATCTGGCAGCTTGAGCTGCAACGTGCTATCGCTGATAGCTACGGTCGTTCCAAGGCCATTCGCTGGACCTGGTTCGGTGGTTTTGAAAAGACCTGGGATTACCCGACCGAACACGAAGCTCGTAGCCTGCTGGTTACCAGCGCCTAATAACTGAAGGAAGGAGATAAACGTAAATGAGTGGTGTTCAATCTTCCCCCCAGGCCGGTCGGTATCAGAGCCTGAAAGTTGAGAAAACTGGATCTCTGACCTTCACCAGTCAATCTGTTGGTAGCATCCTGGATTTTCCTGTTCTTTTTGACCAGATCGAAATCTTGGCTGTCGGTATTGTCCTCACCAGTGACTCAGGTGCTGTTGGAACTGGAGCTGTGGTTACTGTTCAACGTCGTGCAGTAACTCAAGCTTCTTTTGCAACCATTTTCACTGGTGCAAAAGTAACTGTCACTGCAAACGGTGACAGTCCCAATGCCATCGAAGTTGATTTGGACCAGTCTGTCATCGTTGATGGGGACTCTGGGAAAGCTTACAACTACGTCCAGGCCTACAAGGGTGATATGATTCGTCTGAATCTCACAGTTCAAGGAGTGAGTGGAACCCAGGTGGGTTATGCTTACCTTGTGTATAGGGAACGTCCTACGTCTAACTAGTCCGCACGAGGGGTGGGGTAACACCCACCCCTCAATTTTTCCTATAGGAAGGTAAGATATGGCCCGTAGAAATCGTGATAACACTGCAATCCTTCGTGGTAACTGCATCGAGTATATCGGTGGTCCCACTGGGAATCATAGTCTGGTGTATCGCCCGAACACCAGTGAGTTGTTCAAGAAGGATGGCACTTCTTTGAGTATCAATCCACTGGAATTGCACCAACAGGGCATTGCTCTCCCCCATCCTTTGCGCAATCGTTTGCTTCGTGACCATCACGAAAAACGTCTTCAGGACGAGATGCAGAAGAAACGTGCTGAGTTGGAGGATACTCTGATTCAGGAGCAACAGGATTTGCAGAAGCGCCTTATGGAAATTGAGGCTGCTGAGCGCCGCAAAGAGATGGAACCTATGATGGTGGAAGCCAATCCTCTCCCGGAACCTCCTCCCCCACTTCTCCCCCAGGAGATCGCTGCCTATTCTCAACAGCCTGAAGAGGTTGAGGATGACAGTGAAGAAGAGGAGGAGCCTCAAGCTCCGGTTAGCCGAGGACGACGGAGGGCTTAATGTTCATCACTGTTGCAAAGCTCAAGGAAAACGTTTTCAAGAAGTTCCCTCGTAAGTCTGCTGATATTCAAGCAATCTTTGATGACCAAGTTGGTCAGTGGATTGGTGAATTATCACGGGAGTTCCCTTTCTATTTTCTGCGGAATTACCCCCTGAACTTATCGACGAACAATGATTTCTTGTTTCCTTTGGACTTTGCCAGTGAGGTTCGAATCCGTCATCAATGGATTGCCCCTGGCTGGTTGATTACCAATGCTGGCCAGGGGCAATACCAACTTTCCCATCCAGTTGAGTTTGAGCAGTGGGAAACTCCATCTTTTTGGGTTGATAGCTTCTGTGACAGAATTCACTTCGTGAAGCAGTTTGATAAGAGCGGTGTGTTTATGTCAGACCTTCCTATCAACTCCCGTGACATTTCCTTTTCAAGAGACTATACCCAACCGGGTCGTCCACGTCACGCATACCTCACTCAAACTGAATCTGGAGCATATCTCAACATTGTCCCAGTTCCTGATGATCATTATCTGTTTGCGGTTGAGAATCAAATTATCAACCCACCTATCTACCAGGACAACTCTTTTAACAGCTACAATCAGTTCCTGAACTTTGCTCCCCGAGTGGTTGAGCTATATTGTTTGATTCAGGTGGCTGATTACTTTGATGAGCCCAATCTTTCTTTGAAGTATGAGCGAGTATTGTATGGGGATCCACCAAAGGGACTGGCCGCTGCCATCCAAATGAAGAAGGGATTAATAGGAAACCTAGTCCAGGATTCTCAAAAAGCCATCAGCCAATCACAGAAGACCTTGAAGTTCTTCCAGTCTGCTCGTGAAGCGGTTGGTCAAGGTGGTCCTGGTCGTGGTTGGACTCGCCCCAATCGCTATGGATACTGGAGCGCAATGCCTTACTAATGGCTAAGCCCTTAACAAATAGCAACTTGATTTATGCAAGTCTCTTTGACTTGTCTAAAGGTGTTGTGTTTGATACTCACGAGATTAATATCCCTCTGGGTGGTGCTTCCTCTGCATCTAATCTGATTCACTTGAATGGGTATGTCCGCGCCCGACCCGGTTTAGACAATGTCTACCCACGCCCGGACACCAACAAGGTCGTTCATATCTCACAATATGTCCCTTTGGTTGGTGAAGTTCGATTGATGCGTGTATCTCAGGTATCCACTGACACGATGGTGGTGCACTATTACACTCAAACTGATGGTTGGGTTATGGTAACTCCACCTGGTGGAATCTCTGGGGCTCTAAGTTCCAGTAGCCCTCCCCGCTCTGTAAACTTCAAAGGTGTTTGGTATCTGTGTCCGGGTAACTATGGGCTGTGTCAGTATGACGGAACCACGTTTCAAACTGTTTCTTCATTCATTGGGGCACCAGGGACCAATGATAACCTCAAACCTTATGACAAGCCTCGCTTCATAACTGCAACTGAATCACGATTATTCCTTGCAAATACAATGGATTCAATTGATGGGGGAACCAGAGTCCCTTTCCGGTTACAGTGGAGTGATTATAATAACGCTAATGTATGGTCAACTGGTGGAACTTCAGGTAACGGGTCAGCTAAGTATGTAGATTTACCCAGCGGCAGTGAAGCTATCACTGGAATCTATGCTGGGAGTAACTCACAGCTTCTGATCTTTAAGGCTCGTGAAGTCTACATTGCCCAGCCTGCACAGTCCCCAGCCTTCTTTGACTTCAGAGTTTTGCAAAAGGGCCCTGGTTGTGTGTCGGCTGCAACCATTAAGGAGTGGCGTGATGGAAAAATTCTTCATCTTGGTGACGACAATATTTATCTTACGGTGCCCGGACAAGTTCCTGTCCCCGTTGGTGATAGGATTCGTCCTCGGTTATCTGAGCTTTCTTCTGTCATTCAACTGGGTTTGTCTCGTGCTTGGATTGATAGGGATAACGACCTGTATTGCCTTATCATCCCAAACACCAACGGTAAGGTAATCAGAACTTTTACTCTTTGTTTGCGTGATATGTCCTGGTGGCCAGGGGAATACAGTCTTGGTTCAGAGGAAATCACTGACGGTTATGAGTTCAGATCTGGTGTTTGGCAAAGCAAAGAGCTTGTATCCACCACTTCCGGCAACATTTTTGAATCAACCTTCGGTGCCTACCTGGATAATGGTTCTCCTTACTCTACTTCTTGGTCATCTGGTGTGCTCCAGATTCGGCAGATTAGTAATAACCAGGCCGACCAGGCATCACTTCAGTTGATTAGAGCTTTCTGTCCCCTTGATGACGGTAACAATTCCATAGATTTGAGTGTTGATTACGGAGATGGGTTGGACAGGTTTACAACAAAAGCGTTTGGAACTCAGATTTTTAACTCATTGGCCGCACTCAGTGTTACTGAACGTCCCTTTGATGGAGAGAACTTTAGAGTAAACTTCTATTCCAGCTCCGCAGTCAACACACCAAGGATGACTGGGTTGCAAATTGGTTTCATTTTACACGGGAATACGCGCTGATGCCTGATACACAGAAGATACGTGATGACAGCAAGTCTCTTGTAGTTAGTCTGGTTTCTGCCGGTCAGGCTCCAGGCGGTGATTGGGGAATAGCTACCCGTGTCAATGATGGTGGCTCTCTCCAGTTACGTGACCTTATGGTTTGCAACCCCACAGGTAGCACGTCAACTTTTGCTTTGATGATTGCTCCGTATACCGTAGACCCTACTGGGATGGGGACAAATCAGCCTTATGTCATCTGGATGACCGAACTCGCTGCCGGCTCCAGTGAGATTATTGACTTGAATGCTGCAGTGCCGAGCAAATGGAACGTTTGGGTGTATGGTTCTGATTCCGCAATCAACTATCACTTGAGTGGAGTAATATGATGAGCGGGATACTGGTTAAACAAGCTGAGTTAGAGGACTGGAATGGGGTCCTTAATCTTTGGAGAGACCTAAAAGACTCTCCTCACTCCCTGAAGATTGAGGGTGATGAGGATACTCTTAAAGCTTTCTTCATCGGTTCCTTAACTTCACCTCACGTTCACTGCTGGGTAAGTGTAGAGCGTGAGATTATCACGGGATTTGTCATCACTCAGACACAGTTTAACCCTGTTCCTGATCGTAAAGGTTCTGTAACGATGTTGGCATCTTACTTCATCCGGGCTGTTTACGTTGACAATCGAGTAGCTTCTTTGGAAACCACACGGTTGTTGGACTACGAGATGTGCAATCACGCCAGAGCGAATGGTTGTGTCTCTGTTTTGGGGAACTGTAGGCTTAATTTTCCGGCCAAGGCTGCTTTGAAAAACTACGGTTACGAGCCGGTTCATCTAGTGATGAGAAAGGAACTATAAGATGGGTGGATCGAGTGGAGGCGGAGCAGAGGTTGTTAATCAAGGTGGGTTAATTGACAGCCCTCTTAACAACTTCTTAATTCCACAAGCCGCAAATATGTTGGCTTACGCTGGCCAGTATTCAAATCTGGGAGCGGGGCATAACCTTTCTCCAAATATGTTGATGGGTCAGGTGTATGTTCCTGGCCCCAATCAAACTATTTTTGGGAATCCCTATAATACTCAGCAGCAGTCATCGGCCTACTTTGGTCAAGCGGCTGTTCCCAATGCACAACAGCTATACAACACGTTCCTCCATCCAGGTGGTGGGGGATACAATTATGGTCTGGGTGCTTTGTTGGGTAACGGAGCTGGAGGTATTGGAAACTCACGAGTTCCTACAAATCAGCAACAAGGTCAACAGACAGCTAATGCCCCAGCAAACAATGCTGGTGGTCAGGCCGTGATGGGTCAAGCTGCGGTCAATCCATTTGGTAAACTCCAAGGTGGTGGGGGTGCAGCATAATGGGAATGAGCAACACCCCTCAACAGCAATCCCAATCTAATACTCCCCAACAACAAGGGAGCTATTACAATACCGGGGCTGATGCAGGACAGAGAACTCAACAAGAGCAAGTTAGTTATGACTTCTTGCACCCCAACTACACAGCCGGTTTATACAACTTAGCTGGTGCAGCAGGCAATTTGGGAACCTATACCGGACTGCTCGCACCACAAGCGGCAGACTTTATGTCTCAGTTGTGGAATCCCAACCTAAACAATATGGAACAGACCTTCCTCCAGTCTGGGACGGATAGTGCTTTGAGAGCACAGAACCAAGCTATGCTTCGTGCGGAGCAACAGTTTGAAAACACCCCTTTCCACTCTGGTTTGAATCAAGCTCGGCAAGATATTGTCAATGACACGACCCGTAACCTTGCTCAGTCAGCTTCTCAAGCGGGTTTGCAGCGACAGCAACTGGCTACCTCCGCCAGTCAATTTCCATTTGAATACACCCTGAACGCTGCAAATGTTGGAGCACAAGCAGGAGAGCGGTTATTCAATATGTCAAACCAGGCCTATGCTGCCCCGTATCAGATTCCGCTATCTGTTTATAGTCAGTTGCCAATTGCGGCACCGACTATTGCAACAAATCAAGGAGGCGGAGGAAAGGGGATACTGTAATGCCACATATGGTCCAATCCAAGCAAATTCAAGGAAGTCAACAAAAACAAGGTGGCCTACTCGGAGCCTTGTTTAATGTGCTTTCTATGTTCCCGGAGACTGCAATGATTGGTCAAGCGGGAAATACTTTTCTCAATCCATCAGGGACCAACCTGGGAAACCTGGCTACTACCACTGCCAAAATGATTGGTGGAGATAAGAATGGGGACCTGACCAGCAAAGCAGATGAGCCCGAGCTGGAGCATAACGCTGAAGAAGAAAGACAGGAATCACCAAGTGGTGGTTCTGGACAAGGTTCCGGTGGAGGTGGGATGGAGATTGCTGCTACCGATGTAGGTGGTAAAACTCCTGAGCCTGTCACGGATGAAAGTTCGGCTGAGAAAAATGCTCAGGCTCAAAAGGAAGACCCTCTGTCGATCTATGCGAATATGACGATGGATGAGGTTTTCAAGATGCACCCGGAACTCCAGGGTATGTTTACCCAACATCTTTATCAAGGTTAGGTGACAAGTGGACGAAGAACCAATGCTCCAGTTTTTGGTTACGACCCCTTCCAGCACAACTGGCAGAGGTTAGTAAACCTTTTTGTGATTTGGCCGTTTCAATTGTGTTAGGGCTACCAAGAAATCCAGAACGAACGGTTGCTCTCAGGAAACTTCTTGAGTCCAAAGATTGTGCTGTTCGGGCAAAGTTATATAAGTAAGGAGGTGATCTACGTGGCAACGAGTGACTCCCGTGGTAAGTTCGGTCAACAGGCTGGTAAGTCTACCCAGAAGATGGGGAAGATTAACAACCTGAAGAACAGCAACACCACCAAACCCAAACAGAATACCGGTTGGCCCAAGGGCGATAAAGGTATGTCCAAGTAACAATCAACTACAGTGGTGGGTGGTCGGGAAAGAAGGAGGATTACAATGGGAAGCGGTTCCAGAGAACAAGATTATTTCAATCAGATGGCTGATATGGGTAAGAGGTTGGAGGACAACAAAGCTGCTTTGAATGATCTTCGTTCAAACTTTGTTGGTCCCACTGAAGAAGAATCTGCCCCGGCCCCTACCCGGGTCAACTTAGATGAGGCTGCAATGTCTGAACCTCGTAACTCCGAAGTTGACCAACGTGAGAAAGCTTATATGGCGATTCGTCGTTTGGGAGAAGCTGGTCACGATGCAGCACACATTCTCCTAACCCCAGAGAACGTGACGAAGCTTGCTCAATGGGAAGATAAGGCCCAGCGAATTGAGCAGGCTCGAATGGCTTATGAACAGGACCCACAGAAATATGCAATGGATTCTGCTAACGCCTTGGACGGATACATTGCGAGTTGGAATCAAAAGAACCTCACTCCAGAGCAACGCACCGGAGCAAGTTCTGCCGTTACCAGTGCAGCCGAAGCACTTAATGAAGCCTCGTCTTCGGCAATTGCGCAAGAAGTTCCGGGTGTGGACCGAAACGTGGCAACGCCTAGACTACAATCAGAAGGTCATTATTCAGAAGGTGGTGGCGAAACACCGGCACCTCGGGGACAATCTGCACGTAGCCCGGGTGGACAAACCAATCGCGCAGAGGTTCCACAAAGTGGTAATCGTTCCCAGCTTCACTCGGCAGGTGCTTCGGGGGTTACCACTGGCCCCACCAGACAGCAGGAGGTAGAGGGTCGCAAGAAGGCTGGCCTTGCCGATCCGAACGGTCCTCAGTTGGTCGCTGGTGCTCCTCCAGTGGACCGTAGCGGCCCTTCCAAGGTTGGGGCCCTCAAGCCTGGGGATAAGTTCTTTGAGATGCGAGGCTCTCGCCCTGACGCCCCTTCCGGTAACGTGGCCTATCAAGAGACAATGGCTCAAATGCTCCCTTCAGCCTTGGCTGCTGTCCCAGCCGCTGCTATGATAAAGGAAGGTCTACCTGGTAAGATGGCTGAGAAAGTGGAGACGGAGTTGATTCCTGGTGCAATGAGTATGGGTCGCAAGATCGCTTCCAAACTTTCCAGTAAGGAATCTGCTCCAGCAGCTAAAGCTACACAGGAAGTGAATAACAATATTTCAAAAGTATCTAAACCTCCTGGGTTAGCTGTGCGGGAAATGCTTTCCGAACAAAGAGCAGCCAATGAATCTGCACAAGCAGCGCGTGAAGCTCAAAAACAACGTATTGGTTATAAAGCCCCTAGGGATAAAGGATACCAACCTCCGTCTCAATCTGAAATCAACCAGGTAAGGGCGGAAAACAAATCTCGTGTAGCTGCTAAAAAGGCAGCCAACCCAGATTTAAAAAGCAAAGCTTCACAGAAAAGAGCAAAGAAAGAAGGTAAGTAATGCCTCAAATTGTTCACCCTCAAATCATTCAAGGAAATCGTTACTACGGTGGGTTGTTTGGTGCCAACGGACTTGGCACCGCTTTCCTTTCTCCTCTTGCAGGAGCGGCTGCTAAAGCTTTGCCTGAGATGTTGGGAATCACTTCCCCAGAGCAGGAAGCTGTGCAGTTTGGTCTGGATGAGAAGAAACGTGGGGAAGCCCGACAGATTTACAATGATTACCTTGGTGGTCGCTTATCCCAGGATGAAGCGGAACAGGGGTTGGACAAGTATGGGTATAGCCTGAAGGACAAAGCGCAACTTCAACCTTCTGTTGAGGATGAGGTGCGTAACCGGGTTGCGATCGAAAGTGCTAGAGCTTCTGGTTACGATCCGGTTACGCACCAATATGGTGATATGGGTTTCACTGGAAACTCACAGCAACCCACCAAGGGAGAAGAAGTCCCTGACTTCACCACTTCCAAACAAGAATCACCACAACAACCTGCCCCGGTTTCCAAACCCAACATCGGGCCCACTCAAACTCAAGATGTGATGGGAGAGATGGCGAAGGCTACTGAAGGCGTGACTGCTGGGAAGCAGCCTGACCTTCAACCTTTTCCTTCTCCCACTGGAGCTGATACCAACCCGGTAAAGACTCGCCCCGTAGACTCTTTCAATTTGAATGAGTTCCAACAGCAAGGCCCTCAGTATCTCCAACAGTTCCTCCAGCCAGATGACGGGCAGGGTTTCAATTACAAGGGGCTTGATCGTGCAAAACAGCAACAGTCCCAGGTAATTGCAAACCGGTTGCTCGGATTCTCCAATATGATGAAGATGTATGACAGCAAGCAAATCTCTGCTCCAGAGGATGTTGCGAAGGTGAACGCAATGATGCGCACCACTGAAAAAGACATCAATCAACTGGTGGACTGGCACAACCAAACCACCACTGGGGACATCAACAAGATCCGTGCGATGGGTGGTCCAGTTACACTGGCAATGGATATGAAGAGTTTGTCTCTCCTCACTCCAGCATACATTGCCTCGTTACCTCAGCAGGCTCGTGGTCCTGTTGAACAGCGTGTTCGTCAAATCACTAACCGCCTCCAGCAGCTCAACCCGTTTGAGTTGAAGATGGTGAATCAGTTCGCTTCCAGTATTGGTGATGAATCCGCAAAGATGGTCCTGGACTATCAAAAGGATATGGCCCGCACCGGGGCGATGAATAACCAGACCAACCTCGGATACTACAAATCAAACCAGGAACACGCTGAGAAAACGGCTGAGCTTTACCAATACAAAATTCCCAATATGCAGTTAGATGCTCAGGCCAACTTCTTGAAATCTCACAATGATAAAATCAAGAATGAGATTGACGCATCCAAACTAGGGCTTGAAGCTGCCCAGATTCGTCAGGGGTATGCCCGTATTGCTACGGACCTGGGTATTGCAAACAACAAGAATGCTGTTGATTATGCCAGTATGGAGGTTGCTCTCCGTAACCAACAGTCACGGGACCGGGTTCAGATGACGGGCCAGGTTCTCAATGCTTTGTCTGCAGAGCAGAAGCGCAATATGGATATGATGATTAAGCTCCACTCCGGCTTGAGTGGTTCCAAAGGAATCAAGGACCGTGTTGCTGCTGCCACTGCTTTGATGCAAGACCCTGACGAAGCAACCCGTAAAGCAGCTTCATCAACTCTTGAAAGCATTATGCGGGGAGGGATGGCTGATTCTGCTTCCCTGCTTGCACAAAAAGGTATTGGTTTTGGGGACATCCTTCGCACAATGGGTTTACCAATTCCCACTGGAATCAATCCAACTGAAACGGTTGGTCAGCAAGCTCAGATGGGAGTTGCTCAGATGATGACTCAAGCTGATGCGATCGTTAAGCAATACCTGGCTGCTGGGCAAGCTCCTCCGGTTGAGATAATGAATATCCGGGACCACCTTAAAGTTGACCCTTCAGGTTCTCCAATGTTGGATAAGGATGCTTTCAAAACGGAAGAGGATACTCAGTTAACTTCTCAAGGAACCACCGTTCCCCAGGATCAAAAGTTACTGAACCTGATGGTTATGCAGGCAAAGGGTTTCAAAACTGTTCCAAGCTTCAATGAGTGGTTGAATTGGGATGCCGGTGGTGGGATTAAGAATGCCAACATCCCTCAGTTTCAAAATCAATCCATTGCAAAGAAGTTCTACAATAAGATGGTTGAGTTCCACGGAGGATTGAATGGATACCGTAAGTAACGCAGATACGTCTCCCACTTCTATTGGTGACGTTCTCCCGGATGTTGCTGGCTCTCAGCCAGCAGCATCTGTCCCTATTAACCCTGATGCTGGTAAGGAGCAGGTTCCCACTCAACCCTTGGAATCAACCCAGGCACTACTGAATCACCAACCAGAGGCTGAAACACCTGTCCTTCAGCAGGCCAATGATGCAGCGGAGCTGATGCAACAACTTGCTCAGCCCCCTCAACAACAGTCCATTCCTACCGCCCTGACTAAGAACGATCCTGCTACACTGAGTCAGATTCAGGACTTGATGGGAAGCCTTGTTTCCCAAGACCCTGTTCCAGTTAAGCCGGTCAAGCAACCTCATCCAATGTCCTACGAACAAGGGACGCAGGAAGCACGGGAGGCTGTTACTGGTAAGGTTCAACCTACGTGGAGGAGTGGATGGAATGTCCCACATCGTGAGAAACTTCAGTTCTTGGCTCCGGCTAACCCTTTCAATCGCAACATTACTGACTTGCGAGAGCCTGTTCTGGCTGGTTTGTATGATCTTCGTCAACTGGCTTTAAAAAACGGCTATGACATCATCGTTGAAAGTGGTAAGGATGGTAAACACGCTGATAACTCTTTCCATTATCACGGTGAAGCAATCGACATCAACTTCAAAAAAGATGGTCGAAACGCCACCTATGACAAGAAAGCACTAGAGCTTTTCAAAACCTGGGCTTGGCAAAGTGGTTTCGGAACTTTGTATGATGAAGCTCACTACTATGACAAGAACGGGAATATGGGAGCGGAGAAACCCGGTGCTCACTTTCACTTAGCGTGGGGAGAAGACGCTAAGGGTATGCCTGGTTCTTACATCTTTGGAACCGGTCGCAAACAAGGCTCAACCGCAAACACAATTCCCCATTCCGGTCAGACCACGACAACGTTTGCAGACGTGCAGCCTTTGATTGAGGCACACGATTACAAAACGATGCCAGGTAAGGCTGCTCACGCTGCGGATGTGGAGGGTGTTGACCCTCGCATCTTTTCTCGTTTGATTCAGAAAGAATCTAACTTCCGTCACGAAGAAGTTTCCCCAGTGGGTGCTGCTGGAGCTGCACAGTTGATGCCGGAAACTGCTGCCTGGCTCTCAAAGAAATACAACATCCCTCTGGAAACCGTTCAAAAAGACCCTTACACCAATATGAAGGTTGGTGCTCGTTACCTCGCTGAACTGACGGATCAGTTTGGTGGTAACTATGCCAAGGGTCTGGCCGCTTATAATATGGGCCCGGGGGCACTTCAATCCTATCTTAACGGGAAGCAAGGACTACCTTCTGAAACCCGTAATTACGTTTACGGTATTCTCAAAGACCTTTACCCAGACCAGTTCAAATCCCCTGACTCTGTTGACTATGCTTTGAAAAACAACATTGGTCCAGTGAGGAGTAAGAAGACCTACACACAAGTAAAGCAAGAAGAATTACGAGCTGTTGCTACACCTGGTCAGCGGGTTATCAATGGGCTTTTGAATTTGGTTCCTTATGGTATGCGTCCTGGTGATGGGTTGTTGGCCGGTAACGTTCCTCAAAGCAAGGTTGATTCTCGAAATAAATCTCTGGTTTCCAAAGTGACACCGGATATGATTGAGAACTTGGCTGATGCTCAGACTGGTGTTGTGGCTGATGCCCACAACGCAATTGCTGAATTCCTTCACGGTATGATCCCATTTGGTCTTGTTCCAAACTGGCGTGAGCAAGACATCCACGATCGGGACCGGCTAATGGGTTATATCGAAGAGGGTGGTGGCTTTATGCAAGGTATGCACAAGTTATCCACAGAGGGCCTCCCTTGGTTTTTGGGTGCCGTTACCGGTTTCAACAAACTCTTGAAAGGGGCTGGTCTGGTCAGTAAGGGTGTTGAGGGTGTTCCCATTTTAGGGAAGCTTGCTAGCCCATTTGCCTTGGCTGCTGAAGCTGAAACCTCTGCTGCTCCTCTTGGATTGCGCTACGTCAAGCACCTGGCAACCGCCGGGTTCAAGGACAGCTCAAAGTTCTTCAACGCTACAGTGGCACTGGGGTCTCTGATTGGTATGGACACCGCCGGCCGCCACTTCACAGACTGGTATCGAAATTCTTCTGCTGGGAAGGATGACCGAGACTTGGGTGTGGCTGTTCGAGACTCCCTCTTCACTGGAACTCTAAACGCTTTGCTTGGAGGCGTAGCAGCCGTTGCTGTGCCCGTTGCCGGTCAAACCCTGCTGTCCACTGTCTTGCGCACCCCAGACGCTGCAGGAGCCCTGGGACAGGCTCTCAGTGATGTGAACCCAATGAAAGCTGCCCTCAAACGGAGCACCACCGGAGCTATCAGTGGCCTGGTGATATCCCAGGGTCTGATGAATCCCGTTGCATCAATGCTGGGGATTGATATGGACGTCAGCCCTCTAGAAGGGATGACGGCCGGTGCACTCCTTTCCGGTGCCGGTGTTCCAGTTATGAACAAGCTTTCCACCCAATTGGAACGTCTTGGGCTTTCCACTGGACATCCTGGTGTTCAAGCGATGAAAGTGAAGTTTGATAAATGGTGGGATGGGTTGGATGAGGTTTACAAAAACAACTTCACCAAACCCGTTATTGAAGCCTCGAAGTCGGTTGAACAACGTCAATACGAAACTGTCAAAATTTCCAAGGTTCGTAACTTTCAAGACGAGCTGAAAACAATTGGAGAGGAATTAACTCCGACTGTTTCTGGTATGGAGCAGTTTGTTCAAGAAAAACAGACGATGCTTCAGAGTATGCAACAGCAAGCTCAAATGGCAGCGGAGCAAGCAAAGAAAGCTTTTGAGTCACTACCACCGGAAAAGCAGAATATGGTGACGGAGTATCAGCAGAACTCTGAAAAGCTACAAGACATAACTCAGAAACGTGACACCCTGGTTCAGCAAATGAATGCAATGCGGTCTTCCGGTGATGAGAAGGGGGTGAAGAATACCAACAAAGTTCTTCAACCTATTCAAAAGGAAGCCGACCGTTTAGCCGCTGCACAAACCCAAATTGTAAAGGACCACCCCGAGGTTCCTCGGGTTATTCAATTGGGAAGGAAGGCACAGCAAGTTGGTCAGAGTGTTCAAACGCAACTACCCGATCTCCAGGCGCAATTGGATTCTGTTGGTCCTGCTGTTGCCAAAGCAAAGCAGTTTCAACAAAACCTTTTGAACGAACACGCACGTCTTCAGGGTATCCCTGATGATGCTATTATCGACCCCGGTTTCAAAATCGGGAATGATACTGAGCTTGTAAAAGTGGAACACCTTCCGGGTGAATTCCCTGACCTTCCCGGTATCGACAAGGATCAACAGGCCCGGGTTGCCACTGAGACAATGCGAAACTCAATCCGGGAGTTGGTTGGTAAGTTTGATGAGAACGGGTCTTTCTTTGACAAAGAACTGTTGATGCAGGGGCGCAAATTCATTCGTGACTCCACCGCCGGTTACCAGGGAACTCAGGGTCACGATATGTCTTTGTTCAATTCCATCCTCGACCTGGAAGCAAAGAGCAAGCAGAAAACTTCCGTTATCAAGAAGGAACTGTTTGGGGATAAGCCTGTGGCTATCGCCAACTCTGTTGTAAAGCACACCAAGAAAAACAACGCTCTCCAGTATGAGTTTGCAAAGGATGTCGATTACGGTTATGTGAATGCTGAAGTCATTCTTGACGCTGCTAAGAAACAAGGGTTTGACTTAAACGATCCTACCCTACAAAAAATGAAGAGTGACCTGGTTAACAAGGGGACGGGGATTGGTAAGTCAGCTATTGTTCCCTCAGAGATTCACACCTCCGGTGAGACTTTCTCTAAGAAGGGCCTGAACAAAAACCAAGCCACTTTCCAAAAGTTCAACCTTACGCCGGACAATGTTGCTGAAGCTTTAGCTGCTCAGGCAATTGGTGATACCCACCTCCCCTTTAAGGTGGGCAAGGGTTATGGGGTTGACCTGCAAGCCTTCGTCAATCAACACGCCGAAGGTATGATCAAAGATATGCGGGACAACTACTCCAGTTCCGCATCGAACATCCGCAATTATATGCAACAACTTCACCCACAGGAAGTGATGAAGAAACTTCCAGGGTTTGCTTCGGATGACCCCATTGGAGGTAATGCTGCCATCAATGAAACCTGGTTCGAAAACTCTCTGGATAAGCGATTGTCCAAGAAGATGTTTGAGAAGTTGAACGGTTTTCGTCCTACCGAGGAAGACATTGTTCTCCCCCTTGTCCAGTATATGGAGAAGTTTTCCCAAACTCCAAAGGGTAAGCAGATGGTGAACGATATGATCTCGGAAGAGATTCGTTCAGTAGCCTCAATGGGAATGGACATCAGCGGTCTGGCAAAACAGAATTCTGATATGCGTGTGGCTAAGGGGGACATTGTTCCTGACACCACCGTTGGTGGGTTACGTGTTGCCAAGAATGATAAGGGAACCTTTGTGGTTGATGCCAAGGGGAAAGTCCAATTCCGTCAACGTAATGCCTACGCCGGAGGTGTAGCTCGTCAACGATTGGCTTTGGAACTCCCTGAAACCTACAGCCACCCAGATTTGATTGCTGCTCGCAATGAGTTATCTGGTCCTGACTCAATGAGCTTCATCAACAATGAACAGTATATGCACCGCTACCTGAAGAACCAGGTAAACGAGTGGGCCGATGGTGGGAAGACAATTAAGTCCGGTGACATTATGGGTCATAGCCAGGAGTCTTTCGGGCGTGATGTGTATTCGATGCGTGTTACCGCTGCTCAAATTGGTGACGATATGCATATGGCCCTGGACAAGGTTACCGATGACCTACACTCCCAGTTAAAGTTGGATAAGAATCCAACTTTACCAGAGTTCCGTCAGGAAGCTGTTGATGCTTTAGAGGACGGGAAGTCTTACTCCAAGTTCATTGAGAAGTATGGTGAGGTTGGAAAGCAGGTTGTTTCCAACCACCTTTCCGCTGTTCAAGCAATGAACGATTTCAACAAGTCTTGTGAGTTCAATCGCAAGTTTGCTCGCGACAGTTTCTGGATGCACAATCACCCGGAGCTGATGGCCCACATTAAAGCCTCCACAACGTCTTCAGACAACCCAGAGCTTGCACTGGCTTCTGCTTTAGACCGTCAACGCCGGTTAATCCCAACGATGGCTAAAGCAAGACAGGTGCTGGCCGATACGGAAAAGTTCCTTGAAGCAAAAGGAATTGACCGGAAACAGTATCTGAAGATGACTCCAGAGAAGCGCGCTCAAGTCACGAACCCTGATGTGGCTTGGGATAACCTGACTCGGGAACGCAAACAAGCTCTGATTGAAGAAGCGAATCAACGGGCAACCAATCTTCTACTCAGGTCTGACAATGAGACGATGACACCCGGTAAGATTATTGCAAACCGTTTTCGAGCTATGGCTTCAGCAGAGTCAATGCGTCGATTCATCAGTCATATGATGGACAGTCCTACTCTGGATGTGGATGGTAATGTTCGTTATCTAATCCGAGTTCGGGATCAAGCCGACACCCCAGTGGTGACTTTTTCGACTCCAAAAGGAAACCGGGCTGAACAGCAATTGTCGGCCAGTGGCTTCTTTGGCGGGACGATTGATTTGAAGGGTAAACCAACACCCCTAAAGGACGTGTATGCTCACCCAGAGGTTGTTCGTTTCCTTAACGACTACGCATCCAGTGTGGAAGTAAATGGGTTCAGTAAAGCTTGGAATGAGTTCAATCGCCACTCCTCTGCTATCCGTTTGCTTGGTTCCTGGATCCCCCATATGGTTCAAACAACCACGGCACTGATGCCAGATATGGTTGGGAATATGTTTGATGTATTCTCACCCAGTAAGTGGAACTTGAGTGGAGCTGGTAAGAAGATCCGCGAAGGTGAACGTGGGCGGATGATGGAGTTGTTCGCTTACCGCACTGGGTTAAACGCTCGCCATTTAATGGAGAACACCATTGACATCAGCAAGAACATCCTTGAATCCGTTGGGGATGACTTGGGACGGCACACCTTTGGTGTTGGTGATAATGAGGTAACCAACATCTATGCTGCGTCCGACCCCAATAACCCAGGTCGGAGTGAAGCTTACAAAGCCATCAAGCCTATTTCCAAACGAGCGGCTGATATTTTCTCCGTCCCACTGGAGGTGGAGAAAGCAACGATGCGCCATATCCTATACGGCCACATCCGGGATGCTCAGTTGGCTGCTCATTATGTCCGCACCAACCAGTTAATGGTGATGGAGGGTGGTGCTCTTTCCAATGTAAGGGACCCGATGAAACGATTGTCCCTCGCTTCCCAGGCTGCTGCAACAATGTCAAACAGTAACGTGGGTGCAATGCCATATTATCTGTTTGACAAGTCCTTGCGTGATTGGGGTCAGAAACTCTGGCTAACTCCTGGGTGGGGTATGTCAGTAGCTCACACAGTCATTGATGGGATGTCTGGTATTCTTGGTTTGGGTAACTCCGCTTTAGCAAAGGTTGACCCGGGGATGGCGGAACAACTTTCCGCTTTGGGTAGAAAACTAGTTGGAAACAAGCCTCTTTACGCCAACGTTAATCCTGAAATGCGTGAGTATATCCGTAATCGAATGGCGAAGAATCTGGCTGGGTTGGTGGTAGCCTCTGCTGCTTCGGTTGAAACGTTCAACTTGATGGTTAACGGGAGAACTTCTTTTGAAGACCCTGATGCATCAAAGTGGGGTAAGATGCGAATCGGCAACACCTACTACTCCAGCCCGCTGTTTGGATACGTGAAAAAGATGTCCAAGCTATTTTACGCGGGAGCCGGTTCTTTCACTGGGAAAGCAGATGATGCTTTTCACAATGTGTTGTTTGACCAGTTGACTTCAATGCTCTCTCCATTCGCCCAGGAAATTGGTCAAATGACAAGCTCACAAATGGGTAGTCGTCAAGCACAGGCTGAAGAGTTGGCTGTTCAAGATGACAACCCCTTGGTCAGTGTGGGTAAGCGAGTAGCCCGCACCGGGTTCAAAATCCTTGGTGGTCAGGAATTGCTTGGTTTCCGTCAGGACGCTGACCCGGCAGACGTGATGGCTTTGGGTGCAACTGATTCTAGTGATGCGGCTCGTCTGGCACCAAACCAGTATGTCAGCCGGGTAATGTCCGGTGTCTATGACAGTGAACCCAACATCCCTCGTGGTATTCGGGGACGGATCGAACAAGTTCAATCCTTCTACAGAAATGAGTTAACGAAGAAGGTTGAAAACTACCTAAAAGCTGCAATGGCTACTACTGACAAAAATAAGCAACAAGAGCTTATCTCAAAAGCAAAGACGATGGCTGTCACTGGAATCCCAATTAAAGACAAGGAACTGGCCAAGGTAAAGCCTCGTGAAGTGATGAGTCAGTCAGCCTGGAATAATACCCTCAATAGATACCTTCGCCCGGCTGCTGCTATGATGCAGGGAGCTGACAGCACAGATAGAATTCTGATCGGCCAACAGCTTCAGGAATACCAGAAAGCTGAGATTGACCCTTACCAATCACTGATTCCAGCACAACCAATAGATGGTGAGGACAACGAGTGAGAGTCTTAGTAACGGACCAAAGCGCACTGACAGCAATGGGGGTTGCTTCCCATTTCCGGGACTGGAATCGGGCCACTGAGGTAGCTGTGATGACAGGGGAGGACTGGCACCCAGGCGCTTACACACGCCGGGACACCATTCAATCTGCAAACATCTGGCATTCCTGTGAGAACATCCAGATGTTTGATGAGCCCAAGGAAGTCCTTGAATACAAACCCGAGCTGATTATTAACACCGACCCACAGCTTGGGTTTGTAATGGAGAGCCTGGTTGCTAAGTTGGACAATCCATTTCATTTTGGTTGTCAGAAGATGTCAACCATCTTGTCTCAAGAATCAAAGATGGGTCTTAATTTAATCCGTCGAGCTGGCTTGGATGTAGTTGAGCATCATGCCTTTGATAGCCTTCACAATTTCCTCGGGTGGGTTGTCACACAAGAAGACCCTACTGAGGACCTGATTGTTGAAGCGGACAATCAGAAAGAATACTTCATCCCAGCCGGAACCAACTTCTTCTCCATTGCACATCAGATGCACGGAAAGCAATTCTTGGTCCGCAAGTATTCAAACTCCTTGTGTGAGTTCGGTATCATCTTTTCCGGTAACGGCTTCATTGGGAGACCGTTCCTTGTAAAGGAACAAGAACCAGCCACCCACATCCTCCACTTCGGGGATCAAAGTGAAGAGTTTACGAATCGAATTCTTAACAAACTCTCTACTGTATTGGAAGCAATTGGTTTCCGTGGTCCATTGTTTCTAAGCTTTGACACTATCACCCAGAAGATCAATCGGATCAGCTCTCGCCCACCTAAGAACTTCTGGTTGACGTTCTTGTCCGGGTTGAATCAATCCGTTGGAAAGTATCTCTTTTCCTTGAGCAAGGGAGTGAAGTTCTCACCGGAAGTTCGTCAGGCTGTGTATGGGTATCACTACACTCAGAACGAAGATATGCAGGCAGCCTGGGATGAAACGACCAGAGCTTGTGTGCCAGATGCGGTGAAGGATTACTGGGCCGGGATTGGGGACCAAACCTTCTATGTTCGCTGGGAAGGTGGGTTTCCTGGTGGGTGTGTGCCGGCCGGGCTCCTTTGCTCCAGCCAGTCCTTGGACGGGTTCATTTCCCACTCACGCATCCCCTCGGCCCTACGGACCATCCCACCCTTCATTGTCCCAAATCTTCCTTTGCTGATGGGGCTTTTTCACAACCAGGCCCCTTCCCCAGAGTTGCCTGAGACTGTAGAGTATCAGGAGCAAGAGCCCGAATCGGAGACAGCTCCGGTGGAGGAAACAAACCAAGAAGAAGAGGTAACTGCAAATGGCGTTTCACGGTAGTGGTGGACCCTCCACCGCGCTACGATATGAGAATCACGCAATCTCCAACTACGGCCCGGCGAGCATCCCCACTTCGGAGGCTGCTGCTTTCACGGTCAACGGTCCCACTCTTGTCAAGAGCTTGAGAGTGATGAACCCTACGGCCGGGTCACTTGACGTGACATTGTATTTGGTCCCGTCTGGGGGATCGGCTGGGAGTGGGAATGTTCTCACTCTTCAGACTTTGACCACCAAGACCAGTGCTGAGATTTGTCTCAATGGTTGCCCCATTGTGATGGAGGCTGGTGATTCAATCCACGCTCTCGGCAGTGGTGCAGGTCTGTTGTTGTTTGCTTCTCTGTTCTCTGAGAAGTAATAGTGTGATTGGAGGAGGTTAACTGTAATGGCTTTCAGTGGTTCACCTACAAATGAAGGGTATGGAGGGTTAACTCCCCGTTCCGTAATGATGATGGGGGATAATGCAGGAACTCCCACACCCATTACGGTTAACTCCTCCGGTCAACAATCCGTTGGGGTTGCAGATGCATCTGCTTTGACATCTAACCAGTTCTCTGCTGGAACTACGTCCGGGTCAACTATTGCAATCGCTGCAGACCCTACGGCAAGAACCTTGCACGTAAAAAACACTCACGCCACGTTGGGTGTTTATATTGGACCCACTGGAGTTACAACCAGTAATGGTCACTTAATTGCACCCGGTGAAGTATTTGCGATTGGAGGACCAGGAGCGGGACTTGCTTATTATGCTATCACCTCAAGCAGCACAGTTACTTGCACCTGGTTACGGACGAAATAATGTTTTCAGCTTTTCAAGGAGGAGCTTCTAGTAGTTCCAGTGGAACAACTCCCACTGGAACTGGTTTACGTCACATAACTAATGGAGTTGAGGACCCTACTGCCTACGCTCTCAGTGGAGATGACGTGACGATCCTCGACGAGATTACGCTCTCTGATTATTTGATCCGCAACGCCGTAAATTGCGGATTAGATCGAACTGCTATCTCGATGAGCACCCTTGGGTCCAATGCGACGGGATACAGCGCCTCTTTTGCCGGGACTCTGCTTGGAAATCAGTGGACCCTAATTTACTCGGCCGATCAGGCAAGCGCCACCAACGGCCTGCGCGTCCAATGCTCGCTCGACGGCGGCACAACCTGGGATCTGTTGGGCTCCACGGCAAACTATTCGCGAGCGAATAGCACAGCCAATATTACGACTACTACCGCTGGGCTCCAATTGGTCATAATCCAGCCGCCGCTCCTACGGCTAGCCGTCACAAATGGAGCCTCCGCGCAATCCAAATCAGCTCTTTTGCTATACTGGACTCGACAGCTAACGGTGGAAACCCCCCTGGTTGATACAGTGCTTTCGCCCACCTTGTTGGGCAATGGCGGAGTCTACACCTCTCCCACCTATACGCTCACAAAGCGCCGTCTGATCTCTTTTATTGTAGTCGCGGACCGAAACAGCGCATCCAATGGTGTGGTGCTGCAGTGGACTCCAGACGGCACAGACTGGTATGACCTGACGACTCCCGTTACGCTCACGGCCGGGACTGCTGTGGTGCTTGCATCGGTGAGCAACAATCCGGCTGACCTCCGACTCAAATACACCAACGGCACCACGACGCAGGGCCGATTCAAGATCCACGTAGGAGCCGCATAATGATCGAGCAAAACTATGCCCCCGATGGTGCCGGGCCCTTTACGCGAGAGGATTACGACGCTTACTACTCCTCTCACAAAGAAGCACTCGACGCGATTGTAGCAGCCCGAGATGGCGCTCCTGTCACCGACGTTTACAGGCAAACCGTTAAAACTCTTTCTAATCGGGAAGAAGAGGCATCTCAACGAATCACTGATCTAAAGGCTTCAACTCTACTGCATTTGGTTGCTGTTGGAGCTTCAATGGCCGACGGAACTAAAGTTACTGAAGCAAATGTGAATAACGAGGGAACCAGATTCATCTTCTATCACGCTACAGTAATTTCAGCTTTCAACCTGTCTGGTGGTAGTAACGCGGCTGGGCAAGAGCTTTACAAAGCTTTCACTGGTGCGGGTAGCAAATCATTGTTCCCTTGGGTTGATGCCCAGGTTGAAGTTATTTTCCAGAGCTACTTAACCCCACAAAAGTAGGAGGTGGATGTTGACAGCAGATGAGAAGTTCCAGGAGCAAATGCACCTGGCCAGTCAGGTCTTGCTAAGTTACGCGGATCTTCCTATTGGGAAAGTGATTGTAGCTATAGCTGCTTTATGGTCAAGCTACTTCCATAGCACTCAAATTGAGTGGAAGATGCTGGCTTGTATTCCAGTGGTAAGTTTCTTTGACTATGTCACTGGAACAATACGAGCAATGGTGATAAAACGTAACTGGACCCCAGCAGCATCAATGATGGGGTTTTACCGTTGGTTCGTGTGGGCTGTTCTCTTGCTAGTTATGTATTTGGCCAGTGAGATATTCGGAAGGTGGTTGTTCATTGGAACGGTATCTGCTGTATTTGTAACCGAGAACGCATCCCTCCTAGAGAACATCCGGGGAAGTTTTCCAAACACTCGCTTAAGCTTATTCATTGCTGTCCTCCTCCAGTTCTTTAACCGGAAGTATGTGGATGTCATCAATGAGTTTGCGGCAATTCAATCCAACAAACAAGCAGAGAAAGAGTCTGCAAAGAAAGAAGAGGAAAAACAAGATGAGTCTGTTTGATAACCTGAGCACCTTTGCTGCCAATATGAAGAAGGCTTTGGCTGCTGCTCCAGTGCTTGCAGCGGCAGTAGCCTTCGCTCACTCAACCGATGCTGACTCCGAAGTAAAAAAGGCTGCTGTAATGGCAGCTTGGGATATGATGGAGAAGGAACTTGGCTTCGATTGGGACGATCGCTATGTCTCCACTGGGATTGAGGTTCTATACCGCCTGGGAAAGCTCACGGGAATCCTCAAGAGTTCTGGAGATCCCCCTACTCCACAGCTATCTGGGACCGTATCCAAGAACTCCTAGAGCCTCGTTTTGCTCACATCCTCCAGCCCGTTGCAGAAAGGATTCAAGGTCTTGTTGACCCAGATTTACAACACTTTAACAACCGGTTTGACTCATTTCAACAAATGGCGAGCAAGTTGGAAAGTTTGGACGGACGAGGAAACAGCCTTGGCGCAATGGTGTTGGGAGAGAAACTTGAGGGATTGAAACACGGTGTTGTAAAGACCGAAATCGTTTCCCAGGCAAACACCTATTTTAACTTAGCTGATAAGCTGAGAAAGGGACTCCAATGAAAATCACAACTCCATGTCACTATTACCTCCAGTGGGACAATAAGTTGTATCCCGGTGGTAGCTGCAATCTCACTGCTGCAGCAATGGTGCTGAAGCAACTCGGGATGAAGGGTCCTAAAATGGGCTATGACCGGCTGCCCGACAACCTGCTTGCCTATGCAGATGCAAATCACCTGGACCGGCATAAGGTAGAGGACATTGACAAAATCATTGAAACCTTCGGGTTAAAAGATCACTCTAGTTATTGCACCAGCTTTGACCAACTTAAGAAGCACATCAAGGCAGGAAAGCTTGCCATCGTCCACGGGAACTTCACCTCATCCGGGCATATAGTTGTGGTGCGTGGTCTGGATGAAGAAGGTGGTAAGTGGTTTGTCAATGACCCGGCCGGTCGCTGGAACAACGGATACCACGATTATTCCAGTGGAGAAGGTGTGTGGTATGACGGAGCCTGGTTCCGCAAGATGATCGCCCCAGACGGTGTAATCTGGGCCCACCTGATCGACAAGTAGGAGAAGAGATGCTTGAACCTTCTGGGACCCCCGCTGAGGGGGATGTTCCAATTTACCGAGTTGGTCAGCGCCGCACTGAGTGGGGTAGCTTCCAGGCTCAGATCGATGCTCTTCAGGCTCAGATCGATGCTCTTGGTGGGGGGAGTGGGGGAGTTCCCGACCCCGGAGGGCTTACCCCCAATTATCAAAACATTGGGGGTTGGGGTGACCGGCAAGGGATCATCACCCCCACCCTCAATAAAGCAGGGGTGCTGCATTATGACCAGTATCCAAACCCGTTCTATCACCTGGTAAATGGGGTGGTGGCTTACACGGAGCAGTTCTGGAAACCTCAAGCAGACGCTACCGGGATTTGGATCAAGTTTGCTTTCCCGTCCCCGGTGCTTATTACTGAATGCCTCTGGTTCCAGGCCAATCCGAACGGAACTTTCACCTACGGGACTTGGCAATGGGAAGTTTCCAATGACAATATCAACTGGACTACCATTGGGGGGACGTTCACGTTGAATGATGCAAATCTATTGGTGGCTGGGGTAGGTAATCCCAACAGTGGTCAGACTTACCTACTTCTAAACACACTCAGTGGGAACACCCAACTATGGAAGTGGTATCGAATGAAATGCTTGAGCGGTAGTTGGGCAACCTTCCCAGGCAGTTGCCCCACTGAAGCCCAGTTCAAAATCGCTGGATTGGACTAAATGAGAAAAGCCTGTGGTGTCTCACACAGGCCTCTCATCTCAAACTAAATAGGGGTGTGCTCAAAGTCTTGGCCGATCTGAGCACACCCCTATTTTAGTTGGTTGTTACTGTTCTGACAAGTAGGTGATAACTATATTGACGGTATCCTCCGAGCTTGACTTGGCCCAGATACTGTCACCTGCTTTGAGAACTGGCTTGAATGGTGGGGTTAGAGATTCTCCACCTTCCGTGGGGGTTTCGTCATAGATCAGATACTCTACTCCAGCTTCACCTCCGTGGGGGACAATTGCCACTGAAAAATCTGCGTCACTTGCGCGATTACAGAAGTGCATCGTTACCTCAACCAGCTCACCACTGGTCAAGTCATTCCGCAGTATCTCAGCCCATTCCGTTGTCAGGACTTGCACTCCCGTTGTTGATGGAGAATACATTGGACGGGTGAGGGACATTGTGTCCGAGGAATACGACCTTGCATTTAGTGAGGCTAGAGTTGTCGTCATTAGTTACCTACTTTCTTAAACGTTGCTTTAACTAGAGTGGCACCAGAACAAACTAAGGACATATTGGATCCTGCTCCTAAACCTGCAATTGTTGAGAAAGTCTGTAGTGGCATATTCAATCCGTTACCTACGATACCAACATTTGACCCAGGTCCAAAGGAGTTACCAACATTTGACCCACCAACTTGCCATTGATAGCTTGGTGATTGAGTGTTTCCGGGGTTAACGGTTACAGTTAACTCCCAAAAACCATTAACTCCAGCTACGAAGGTAATACCAGATGTGGAACAATTAACTTGCACCCCCATATAAGCTACCCAAGCACTACCGTTCCACTCATAGGCTCCACCAGCGAAGCTGACCACACCAGTTGGGTTACCAGGAACCCAAGCACTACCGTTCCAAACTGGAGATTGTCCTGAAGTTAGGCCAGTCATATTGACATCTGCCAACCCACTATTGAATGTTGGTGTGTAAACAATCCACCTACTTGTCCCAACATCCCATTTTAAGTTACTCCCATTAACCTTTCCAGCCGTGTTGACGTTCGAGTGAGAGTCGAGAGTGTGAACACCGGAGATACTTGTGCTCGGTATATTAACCCAAGCACTACCGTTCCACTGTGCAAGGTCACCAGAAGTTAGTGACGTGAAGGTGGTATCAGATAAACCTTCAAACGTTGGTAAATCAACATTGGTCCATACACCAGCCACACGTTTAATCATCTGACCATTGGAAACTGAGCCCGTTACTGCTGTGTCAGAGTGACTGGTCCCCAACAACAAGTGAGGGGAAGCAGTGGCAGTAACCGGACCACTAACCCATTTCCCTGTTCCAGAATCCCACTTGATAACGTCTCCATTACTAGGGGTGGGGAAGTTAGTGTCCGTGTGTTCGTTAAGCGCATGAGGAGCTAAAGTTGCTTGGCCACCTTTGGCATCAACCGTGTAAACATATGCTGAGAATCCATTGTTAATTGTCAGCTCAGTGTCAAAGGAAGCCCCTGTCGTTTTGAATTCGAATGTCACAACGTCATTCAAATTCAACTCGAAGATACCGTGATATGAATCTCCTTCGTAGTCGTCACGAATTGGTAGAGTGGAGTTCTCAACAACGGTTCCATTAATTTTAATGCAAACCGTTATACTATCCGGCTCAGGTCCACCATAAGTAACCCTGAACCCATGAAACCCAACCGCGTAGACACCATATCGAGGGACGGTAAAAGTGTCTTCTCCATCCCCGAACATACTTGGAGGGCAGTATGTCAGGTTTGTGATTGCAGATAAGGTGAATGGGATCTTTTGGTAGGTATTGACTACACTTGCAGTGAGTGTAGTAGACCCAAGACCATCCACACCTGGGCGACCTTCAGCGCCATAGAACGCTGTATTCCCAGAACTCATCAATACCCAGTTGGTTCCATCAAAGTAGTAGAAGTTATTATCACCAGTTGAGTAGAGTAGGTCACCTTCACGAGCCGGCTGGAAAATCCATCTCTCGGTGTGAGTTAGAAGGTCAACAACGTAAGTTGCAATATACGTTGCAAAGCTGTTGTAGTTCGTATCTCCAGACTTAACCACATAACGGTTATAAATATTGGTTCCCCAACTTGCTGAGTCTGTAGTAAGAGAAATTACAGCACCTTTCCAGTTACTATAGAAGGTGTCTACCAGACTGTTTGGAAGCCAAAAGTCAATCACCGGAGTCCCAGTTGCAACAACATACTCTGGTGATAGTGATGGAGAGATGTTTTTGTTCTCCGTTGAAAGTAAAGAAAGGCTCTCTACCCGTTTATAAGAATAGGTCTGAGAGCCAACCAGACTGGTGACCGCAGACCAGGAACTCCCATCCCAGTGCACCAGACTCCCTTTCAGAGTGGACCAGGCTCCGGTGGCATTGGCTCCTACGATGTAACGGTCTCCTGTAACTGGAGAGCCTGGTGGGGTGGCTGTCGTGAGCCCACGCCGGCCGTCGTCAAGAACTGGGTCCAGGTAATACTGACCACCCCCGGCGGAGCCAGACTCAGGCTCTGGGACGCTGGAGAAGCGGTTGTCTCGGTTGTGTTGATCTCGTGTGCGGAACAATAGGGGGTCCTCCCTGCAGTGGTAAGATTCAATATTCTACCACGACCCCAGTTAAAATAAAACGAGCCCCGAAGTGGGGCTCGTAGAGGGTATTCCTTTGTCTAACTTCCACCATCTGGTGGACCAACCATTGATTCCGCTTGACCAGTTTAATCAAATCAGACTTGGGTGTCAAGCGTTTCTCTGGGTGCGCCAATCATTCACAATGCGGTCAACAACCTCACCATAACTAATATCCCAAGTCTCAACTAAACCGAGCAAGAAGTTGTCGGTAGGTCCTGAAATCAGGATCGTTCGCTTGGCCTTGTCCACTCCCAGGTCCCTGTCCGTGTTGCGACGATAAGGGATGCGCTTGATTGGGGTTTGTCTTTCTTTTTGACTCACGAGGTAGCCTTCGGTAAAACCAGAGGATAATCCTGGCTCCGACATAATCAGAGTAGGCTTTTCCGACGAAGCTTGTGATGATTTGTTTGTCATCGTTGTAGGGTCCATAATGCGTTACCTTGGTAGCTCTCTTTCCTTCAGCATTGGGTTTGTGGCGGACCAATCGAAGGGCGTTCAGACCATCAGCAATTGACTTGTGAACGTTGTCATTGTCAGGAATACGGGAAGACTCTGGTGTCATATTTGGATGCCACCCGGCCGGCTTCGGGTAGAACAGGTGGACGAAGGCCCTGCACCACCCATCAAACGGATAGTCCAGAAGTTTACCCTGTTCATAAGCCGCATAGTAAAAAGTGTTTCGAACTCGGGCTTGAAAGGCCTTGGACTCAGGGTCCTTATAATGCTGAGAAAATGTCTGGCCATTTGGGAGAGTTACAACGGTAGATTTTTCAGCTTTGTTCCCCAGTGGTAGTTCGTCAAGCCAGAAGGAGAAAGCGTGGTCAAATACCCCAGGCATCTTCGGCACCGGGATGGTTATGTATTCCCACTCGTCACACACTGGTGTCTAAGTCCCTACGATTATAGTAATCAATTAGAACCTTCTTGATTAAACCTGGATGTGATTTATAGTATTTTTTAACATCAGGGGGGAGTCTAACATTATAATTTTGTTGAGCACCCTCTGGTTTTCGCGGTCTACCTATAGGACGTTTCATTGCACCACACTCCTCCGGTTCTGTTTTGTCACTGTCATAATCCTACCTGTCACTGGACCCACATCAGACTGGGGGATGGTTACCAGGATTAGGTTTTTCTCATTGGCTTGAATCTGTGAGATCGCCTGGAAAAACTCAATGATACCTGTTTTGTCCAAGTTACCTAGTGGGTCATCAATTAAAAGCATATTGAGCCTGGCGTTGTGCTTGCGCATCATCACCAGACGGAGGCCGAGTAGAACAGCAAAAGAAGCTCTCCAAGCTTCTCCGTTAGAGTAAGCTGATAAGTCCTGCAGAAACCCGCCCGATTCAATAAGGATTTCAAACTTCTCTCTGTTTGTGTGAGTCTTGCTTGGGAAGGTAATCCTAAACATATATCCACCCAACTGGAGGGAGTATGTATATACGTGCCCTTCGAGTTCACCCCTAATCTGGTCAAACAGGATATTTTTAATTTCATTTCTAAAGCCCGGATAGAGAGTTTGTAGCAGGTTATAGTTGTAATGATAGGTATCAAGTTTTTTATTCACCTCCTCAATCTTATCATAGAGCTGCCGAATCTCCTCAGTTAAACTGTGTTTCAGTTGGTCAAGGTGTTTGAGTGGGTTCGTGTTCAGTTGGTCATTCAACTCGTGTAACCGTTCCTGGATGGCGGAGAGTTCAGCCCTAGCCTGTCGTTCAATGGTCACCCAGTTCGCAAACTCTTGATACTTTTGTTGTGCCTGCTGTAGAGCATAGTTTGCTCCAGTTACTTCTTGACTCTTCCGGTGATAAGCTTTGGTTTCTTCCTCGTGGATAAGACGCAATTCTCCTACGGTCTTAGAGTCCACGTAGCGTTTGCAGGTGGGACAGGTGCTACCCTCATACAGATGGCTCTCCCCTTGACGCAAGGAAACCTCAATTTCAGTCAGGTCCCTCTGAAGTTGAGCAAGGTTCTTCTGAGCTAGGTAGAAGGCTGCCTCAAGCTCTTTCTGTGACCCTGGTGGGGTGGCGATTTGATTCAACAACACACGCCCCCGGTTCTCCAGTTCAGCCACCTTCATCTCCACCTGGGTGCGTCGGGTCTGCTCGTGTAACTTCTCCACATCATACTGCTTCACCACCTCAATCAGTTGAGCTTCCTTCTGTGTCAGGGTCTGTTGATAGTGGTGCTTGAGGGTGGCCCCGGACTGTAGCTCGTTGGTATACCAATCCAAGTCCCTCTTCATATCCTTCGCGGCGAGCTGGAACACATAGTCATCAACCAGGTCCCCCAGGATAGCTGCTCGGTCCCCTGGTGTGGCGGCCAGGAACTTCCCCGCTTTGGAATTTGAGAACATCGTGCAGACGTTGAGGAAGACGTTGTAATTCATACCCAGCACGTCTTCCTCTAATTTACCCTGCATCACTTTAACGTCTCCAGTGATGGGAGAGTCACCCTCAAACTTCCAACTTAACACCTGACTCTTAGAATACTCCCGGGTAACCTCCAGTCCGTTGAAGAAAAGGACCACAGTCATCTTCTTCGCCCCGTGGGTGATCAAGTCAGACCCGAGCAATCCGGCTGCTGTCTTCCCATACAAACCCCAGATGATGGCGTTCAGCAATGTAGTCTTCCCACTCCCATTGGAGTCAGCCTTATTACCCTCGTCCAGGTTTTCTCCGAGGATGTAATGACAATTAGATGACTGGAAGGTGATGGTTTGTTTGTCAACAAAGCTGCCGAAGTTCTCCAGTTGCACTGCTTGAAGTTGCCAGATGTTACTTCTCATTTTTGAACCGTTTCACAAATTCTTTAGCAGCCTCAGTGTAAGCGGAGTATTTTCCAGAAAGGGTTTCGAATTCTCCGCCGTCCGCACCCTCCATTGAATCAAAGGCTTTTTCTGCTTGCTCATTGAGCCAGGAGTAATACTCGGCATATTTCAATGTCTGTTGATCCATTAGAAAGGAACCGCTTTCTGTAAGTATTGGATGGCAAGGGCACGATAGTGCTGGTCCAGGTTTCTTTCTTTTAACCAGATGTCAAGGATACGCTCGGTATCGTTCTGCCCCACTTGAGCCATCCGCCCGTAGTCAATGATAGCTGTTTTGTGCTTTTCAGTCTTAGCAGTAATCGTCCAACGTAGGTTAGGCTTAAACCGTTCTTGGGCGATTCCCAAGTATTCAGAGGGAACCTTGATTTTGATGTAGTTGTTTGGATTCTCAAACAACGTAGCAATCTCACTGGGAGTATTCAGCTCATAGGTCTTATAACGAGGGAACAGTTCCTGCCCTTCCAGTAATACGTTCGTTATCGTTACAGTGGGGAAGTTAGTGTCAACCACCCAGACGCCCTGATCTGGAACATCACCGTGGGTAAGAGGAATGGGACAACCCATATATTCAGCGCGAGAGTTAAGGCGCTGTCTGATGTGGTAGTCTGACAACAACACTGCGTTGTAGCACTCAGTATGCAGATGTTCGACTCTGGTTTTGGTATTAACTGTATACGTGTTAGATGGTGAGACAGTCCCCTCTGAGAGTCCGATATGGCTAAAGAGTATACGTTTGCTAGCCCACGGTGTATTTCTAGTTTGGTTTGCAGCAAGTTTACAGTATTCAATCCATTCCTCCGCTGGATACCACGGGATGAACCAGATGGCAGTTTGGCAATGGGGTAAGAAGAGGTGCTGTGGTTTATTGATAACGTGCACATTATTACGCAATCCTGAAAACAGCTCAACCAAAGATTGCTCTGGACGAGATTTGATAGAAACTTCATGATTCCCTCGCACGTAGTATATAGCCATTGACTCTGACACCTTAACGAACCAGTCTTTGATCATCATCAAAATCTCATAGTTAACCCCGTGCTTCTCGTCCCAGAGATCCCCATTGAGAATAAGACAATCACAACCTTCTCTACGTGCTGTTTTAAAGATTGCATCAAGAAGTTGCTGGCTTGTTCGCTTCTCATTTGTAGGGCCAAGTTTCAGGTGTATGTCACCAGTGGCTAAGGCTCTCATATCAATCCTTTAAGTTTGCGCTAAATGTCTGCGACAGATTCTGTCGCGATGGCGTGGTAAGATTTTCTTGCGCGCACGTATTGACATGATTATCTTGCGCGCATATAATTATGAAGTCGGGTGAATCCGGCACAAACGAGCAAGGAGAATCACTGTGAACGCTTACATCTCTCGCGAAAACGTAGCCCCTGCCTTCCCCGAACACGTCGACCAGGTGGTCGAGTTGATGACCGAAGAACTGGAGGCCAAGGGCTTTGAAGTTGAAGTTGGAAGCCTGCACCGCACTCAGGAAGATGATGTTGCCCGTGATGCTGTTGAGGCAGCCTGGGAGAACGCTTGCAACCGAATGCAGTCCTTCCTCGTCAACGAGCAGGGGGACTAGTGGCCGACGAAAAGCGAGGGCCAGGCCGCCCGCCAGGCTCCGGCTCTGGCATCCGTCCTGAGCTGAGAGAGCGGGCAGACGCCGACCTGGTCGCCTACTGCAAACAGCAACAGGCCCTCTCGCCCGGCTTCCTGGCCAGACTGGTTGAGCAGCACCGGGTCCTTGGGCTGCCCCCTGACGAGACACCGTATGACGCAGGCTTTGAGGATGGCAAGGCAGCAGTCGAGGAAGAGGAAGACTTCCTATAAGGCCCGCAAGGGTCTTTTTCATTTCCAGTTGTGTCATCTCGTATTAGATATGCCGGCCGGGTCTGCCGGCATATCGGCCCAGATTTCTGGGTATTGCTTGCGGGGCCAGATCTGGTCGGCCCAGGGCTGATACTCGGAGTGCAAAATCATGGTCAACCCAACTTCGCCGAATAGCGGGCAGCGGTTGCCTGGCTCATCGAAGAGGGACTCCCAATCATCGCGGCGCTGGCGCCATTCCCGGCTAGATACCTCGTCCGGCTTGTCGGAGTTATTCCAATAGCCCCAACGCCTGCAGTTCTCCAGGCTGTTTAGATACTCGCGAACGGTAACGTCGTGAAGGTCTCCCTCACAGAATGGAATCAACATTACACCGCGACGCGAAGGGTAAAACCCCATCTCAATTTTCGGAGAAAAAAGCCGCTTCAGTCGCGCGTCATCTTGGAATACGAACTTTTTGGTGTAGTCCTGACGCAACTCTTTCCCGGTAAGGTCTGACCCCTCCATGTGCTTGCGCAAGTTGTTTTTAACCATCTCACGGATGGCAGGAGCAAGCGTGTGCCGGCCAAGGGCGTGAATTGCTTTCAGCGTCCGCAAGCCCTCGATGCGCCAGGCGTAGTAAATCTTTGTGCTCACTGATTAACCTCCAATCTCATCAACGGTTAGATTCGAACAATCTTCTCGTAGTCATCGCCCTCGGGGCAACCTTCGCCATCCCAAAATCCGGCCTCACCAAAGCGAGGTGGGTGAGGTTTCCACTTCTCAACTTTAAGAACATCTTCACAAGCTGCATTAAGACAGCCTTGCAGTTCGGGAATGAGTTGTTCACTTACAAACTGCATCATCATCAACTCGACCTTATCTAGAACGAGACGAACATCAGCCTTAACTCTTGACCCTTTTATTGAACCTTCAACCCCGTAATTGCTCATTAGTTTCTTTGCCTCCGTAATTCATCATATTGATGGTTGATTATAGTAGAGTTGGTTTGTAGGTCGAGAAAGGACTTAACTCCTGAAGTGACGATGGAACAAAGAACGTCTGGGGAAAGGTCATTTGGTTCGTGTGCACTCATTATAACCCGAGCATCTAACCCCATCTCATACTTTAATTGGAAAAGGATTTGCGTTGCCGCCTTCTGTCCAGCTCGATCAGGGTCCATCCACAAGAACACAGGGAGCCCACCATTCATCTCCATCTTCTTTTTGAGACAGGCTGCCTGGGCTTCATAGAGTCTGGTTCCTAAGAGAGCTATGGCGGAAGCAAACGGGGAAAGGGATAGGGCGTCAAACACACCTTCCACCAGGTAGATTACCTCCCGATTAGGGAGACGGGTGCGAGCGGGCACGTAGTATAGGAATTCGTCCTTGTTGATTCCGGCGTCCGCAAACCAACCTTTACGGTCAATGCTTCTCCGCATCCACGAAACGCCTGGCTTACCGAAGCAGTTGTGCAAAGGGACACCAACTTCTCTGGTGGTTGGGGAGTAGTAGACGTGCTCATCAATTACCACTGGGAGAAGTTTCTTTTCGGCCAACAAGAAAGCCCTCGCTTCCAGTTGATGATCTGCTCCCTGTCTCATTGGCTCAAACTGATACCGAGGAGCTACAGGTTCAACTGGCTCCAGTGACATATTCATATCGTCGGCGTAACTCTTCATATGGTTGAGAGTTGCAATTCGTTTGATGCTGATGGAGTTGTATCCTCGGTCACACGAGAAGCAAGTGCCAAGGTGGTTAACCACGTTCCAGTATAACTTAGGCTTGTCACACACAGGACAGCGGTAGTTCACCTCATTATTCTGCTCCCGGCCTATCTGAGGTAGGTTGAGATAAATCTTTCTATTCACCTTTGCTCCTCCAGTTGTTCCAATCTATAACTGTCCCTTCTAATTTTAGATCATCCGGTCCAGTGGCCCCACACCAGTTACACTTTACTCTTACTTTCCAACAGAATTGACCACGAGTATCAGTAGATGGAAAAGATTCTACAGTAAAGTGGTCATCCTCATGGCAGAAAGGACAATACTTAAGATGGCATAGGGTTTGCATACCTTGAATGGTGCTTAACGTTTTATCCCTAGTCACAGGTCAAGAACCTCCACACAATATTTGTAGTGCCTTGTGTATATTTCGTGAACGTTGTCATTGTTATCCACCAACGTCCTTAGATTACGAAGGATACTCATGAACTTCACGAAAGATTTATGATGTTCAGAGTGGGCAAGTTCACACAACAGATTCTTCTCTAGTTGATGAATCTCATAATTAACCCTATCTTCTCTCCCGGAACCGAAAACGAACTCCATAAAACTACTCACTTTGTTCCTCCGTCTCCACGATGACCCCATTCATTTTTAAGAAACTGAGGTGAAGTCTTTGATTATACCGGGTAATCGCACTGGTGTGGTCCCACATCTCTTTTGAAATGTTGAACATCTCCTCTGCTCTATCAAACCAGAACTTACCCGAAGCTACCAAAGCCAGGCAAACCCCGAGACAGACAAAGCCAAACAAGTAAACCACTATTGCGCCTCCAATAACTGGTCCAGTGTGTGACACCAGAACCACTGTGTATGTCCATCGAAAGCTTGCTGGATGATGGACTCAATTTGGTATGACATCTCGACGGGGAAGACCCAACACTTCCCACCCTTGTTCCAACCTCTCCCGTATACAGGATTCCGGGCGTCATAGGGGAGTTCTCGGAAGGAGAGCCTGGCTACCTCGTTATACGGGAACTTAAAGTAAACGAGTTCACCATCCTCAAAGACGTATATACTAGCTGGGTTATTCATCACAACTCTCCTTAACCAAACGGGTTGGCTGGTCCACCAACTTTTTGCTTGTGGACCCTGACTTTAGGTTGCTTCGGTTGTTCCCCCTCGGGGAGGATTTCTTTTGCCCTCTCTGGGTTTACTCGTGCCCACTCCGAATGGATTTGTCCATCGGAATAAGTCACCCCAGCCTGAGGGTTGAAAGTCAAGCTCATTGTCTTCTTATGCATATTCATATGGACAACGAAGTCATTCTGTTCGTCGCGGGCTTTACTGTGAAACAGTCGGACACGGTTGTGGATTTTGTCCTGCTTGTTACGAGCCAGGTTGTAGAAGAAGGCAGCGTGGTGCTTGATTCCAAAGTGCTCACCAACTGATGTGTCATCCAGGGTATCCTGGTAGTTGCCCAGTTTGGATGACTGAGCCCCCACGTGCATCAACTTATTCTCATCCTCAGCCCAACCAATCAAGTCCAGGCAAACCTCATCAACCTGTAACCGCTTGTCCTTCATCAGTGATTTGGCCCGCACCAGGGTGAGATAGTCAACGTAAACTGCATCCACCTTCCCAGCTTCCTCCGGGTCATAACCACGCTCCAGGTCCGCCTCGTAACACTCCTCCTCTACTTGCCGAACCGCCTCACGTATGTCACGGACGGTCTTGTTACCACGTGCTCCTCGAACGATGTGGAATCGGTCTGCTGGGCGATCTCCAATTCCACGCCGGAGGCGATCCTTATAGAGCTGTTCATTGAGATCAGGATTATATCCGAGGGGAAGGTTTGAAACCTTCGCCCGAAGTCTCGAATACATTTCCTTGCGCTTAACGTCGAGAGCAAAGAAAACCGTTCGTATGTGATCCGTTTGGAGGAAACCGTTAATCGCCTGATCACCGAGAACCAACGTCTTTCCTTCCCCTGACTTGCCGTGACATACAACAAAAGTCCCGAGGGGCCAACCACCACCAAGCATCCAATCCCAAACATCGTGTCCCGTGGTTATCCTTTCCGCTCGTAATTCTTGCAGGTCATCCCAGCTTTGCTCAATCGCTTCCGGTGAGAAGAGTTTGTATGGGACGAAATCAGACTCCATACTAATCTGGTCAGGCTCCTGGATACACTCGAAGAACTCTTTGTTCTGAGCATACATATCAATCAGTTCTTGATGGCGAGTAAAGTCAACAAACTGCATCTCCATCATTAATTTGTAGTGCTGTCGTTCAAAGAAGTAGTCCATCACAGCCTGACGATTCACATCGTGGGGAGAGCTGCGCATCGTGTCCAGTATTTCTTGTAACGTGAACTTCCAGTTATCGGGAATCTTCTGGTGTTGATGCACAGCGTGAAGGAACCAGGCGTAACTGGGACAGCGGTTGTTTACTTTGTAATGGAACCCCCACCACTCCCACAGGTTCTCCAGATATTGGTTTTCAAACTTGACTACCGTATCAATGTGATGGCGGAACTTCGCGTAAATTCGTGGGTTCTCAAGTAGGAATCGGAATACCTCAACTTCAGTTATCACTAATCCTCCGAACCGTGGAGGAGTGGTTTCCCTTTGTAGAGTGAGCGGTCAACGTAGGCTTTCTTGAACATCTCCCGCAACCAGAACTCCCACTGGTGATTACCTCGGATAATCTCTAACCACTCAACGTAAGTTTGTGTTTGATCTCCAATGGTAAATCTCCCACTCCCATTACCATAGATGTATCCACAGTCACACAACCAGGAGAACATACTGAGGACATCATCCAAACCATAGTGACCAAACCAGGCGGAGCGGGCCTGCCTTCCCCCAGGCCCCACGTCGTTCTTGGTAATCTTCTGGTGCATCACGTAACCAGCTTCAAACTCGTCATCCAGTTGCTTCTTCATTGGGTCATTGAGCATTGGTCCCAGACTCATTCGCTCAATGTCAATGCGCACAGAGATATTGTGTTTGATTGCCCACCCACCAGGGGAGTTGGATGTCTTAGGTCCATAGGAAAAGAAGTCAACATTATCACGCAACTGGTTGATGAAGATGATGTAGATGTTCCGGTCAGCAATCAGTTTGTATTCTTCCGATTTAAAGAACCGGTCCCAAAGAGCTGGTGCCGACATCGGTTGGTTCTTTTCTCTAACCCCTTTCTTGTTCTTCTCCACCAACACCAGGTCCTCAATACCAAAACTGGCAACTGAGTTGACCACAATAACTGTTGGGGTTTCCATTGGGTCATACGGTGTCATCACAATCTGGAGAATGACCCATTTCAAATCATCCAGCAGTTCTTGTAATGATTTAGGTTGACGTATCAGAAGGGAGTCAGTATCCGTGCACACCCCCGTTAAGTTAATCAACCCATCTCCGATGCGTCTCTCACCTTGCAATAAAATCCCACGCCCGGAGTGTTCCTGGGCGGAGGCAATGCAGAGGAACGCGAACACGTCTTTACCAGAGTTCTCCGGTCCACGAATCATCACCGACCTACCACCAGGGATCCCTTTCCCGCCGGAGATGGCACAGTCCAATGGGGTCTGTTTGGTTGGAAGCCAGAACTTAACCTTGCACTCTTCATATGGGATTGCTCCCCAGGTGTGTAATCGGTCAGCCAGGCTCATTGATACTGTGAGTTGCTGTTGTCCTTTACGTGCCACCGGAACCTCAGTAAGCGGATAACTCGTTGAGGTTGAATCCGTAGGTGGTAATCAGTTTCTGTCCCCACCAGGTGTTGACAGCAAGAGCTTTGCAGTAATCATAGCTCTGCTTCAAAGATTTTTTATATGCTCCCTGACCACAACCCCAGGTGCGCAGGTTCGGATACTTCTCATAGATTTGAGGGAAGGTGGGGATCGACTGGTAAAGGGAACTTGCCTGCTCCATATTACCAACCTGGTAGTTGTTACCGGATTTCATCACCGTGAACCACGAACCATAGGTTGGGTCATTGAGATACTGGTTCTGTGCACTGAGCATTTTGATTTGGTCAATCACAGAAGTGGTGGTCTTACCTAAACCATCCTTTTCCCGGACAGTGATAATGCACGGTTGGATTGAGTTGTAATCCGGCATCGGGTTCTCATACTCACCTACCTTAACCATACGTGCTTTCATCAGCGCCGGGAAACAATACTTGCGATTGTTCCACGCATTGAACCCGTATTCGATTTCGTCACGGGTATCCACACCACAGATGGCAGCATACATCGAAGGGTCGGTGCGGAAGATTTTGTCAAGCAAATCATCCTCATCCAGTGCCTCCATCACCTCGCACCAGAAGCACGGCTGCTTAATCAGACTCCCATCCAGATCCCGGCGAACGTCTTCATAACTCTCTGTGCACAACACACGCACGGGTTTCTCACCAGGTTTGGTCTGGATAAGGTGGACGGTGAAAACGTGAAATCCAGTCGGCAGGTGGGTGGGGTGGTTGATGAAACGGATCTGATAGGGCTGATCTTTCTCCAGTTTCCAGATGTCAATGGTGGGGAAGGCACTCCCCTTACGCTCGGATTGCTTGCGCTCACGCTGCTTGGCCCAACGTGGGTCATCACCGAACCCACTGAGGTTCATCCCACCACCAAAGTTACTGAGTCCCTGCATACCCATAGCGGCCGGAGGCGGAGCCACAGCTTGAGGATTAAACCCACCTGGTTGGGTCGGCATATGTGGAAAGACGTGACCACCACCAAGGAGCTGCGGGTTGGGATTAAACATTGGTGCCGTCCCCGCACCAGGTGTGTGCCCTAGCTGCGCTGGTGGATACTGTGGGGTAGCCAGCATATTGGGAATTTGTGGTTGGGGCGGAAACCCTCCAAAGTTATTCATTGTCCATTTCTTCCAATCTTAATACTCTATTGGCTCTACCCTGAGAGCCGGGGATGAAGGATGACTTGTCATCCAAGCTGTCCATATACGCAAGTATTTGTCTTCGTTCTACCTCCGCTTCAATCCACATTCGGTTGATGTCTTGGTATTCCTGAGAGTTGCGAGCAAGTGCTTTCCCAGCCTCCATCCCATAGGATTTCTTGGTAACAGGGTTCTCCATACTGGCATACTGGACTCCCCAGTAATTCTCAGATCGTTTGAGCCATCCCTTAAGTAGGGTTGCTTTACCCCAGAGCTGTGCTGCTTTCTGTCCATAGTGATTCCTTAGCCAAGAGATTTGATGCTTATGCTCGTTGAGCAAATCATCATTGTTGTATAGGAACTCCTCATGTTCCGGTGGGATGATGGATGGGAAATCAAATGCGTCCATCATTCAACATACCAATCGCAAGATAGATATGTGGCACTAGAAGATAAAAAAGATATGAACATCTTTGCTTTTATAACTGCATCCTCAAGTGTCTCTGATTCCCATATCAGATGAAGAAAAGCTTCACTACAGCCAGAAGGTAGATTGTCCATTTTAAAAACAACCTCAACCTTCCTAGTCATTATTAGAAGTCCGCAACCGGTGCAGTTGTTCTTGGTTATTCACCCGCTGCATCAACACTTTGATTTTATCTACCTCGTGTTGGGTGAAGTAGGAATTGAAACCGATCTCATCGAGGACCATCTCAATTTCACCAGCCAACAACCAACCAAGTAGGGTTTGGTTGACACCTAATTTACTCACAGTTCTCCTTCCAGGGGCCCAGGCAACCCTTACGGTGCTCCGCTTCTAATGTCCAAAGGAACAAGTGCTCCTTCGCTAAACGTTGCTTCTCCTTCATAATCGTGGTAACTGGGACAAGGGTTTCAGTTATAATCTTCATTACCTTGTGGAGATACCAACAGTAGGGCTCCATCCAGTCCCATTCAATATCCATCGGTAACTGATTCCCAATGAGAAGAACACGGTTCTTAACAGAGTCCAACATCAAATCACCGTCCCAGTTACCAATGATGTTATCATTGTGTCCTCCAGCGTAGGCTTGGATGTAGTCGATTACTGACTGTGGGACATCCACATAATTACCCTCCGGGTTTTTGCTCACGATACCCTTCCTTCAGAAAGTAGTTCAATAGTCGGTGGCTATTAGGGATTGGGTTTCCAATGAAAATGGGTTTAACCTTGTGAGAGTGTGGCGTTGGGGATAACTTTTCCATCAAGTCCAAATAAATGCTGGAAATCAAGTAGTCATCACTGGACCCTACCATCATTAGTGTTCTTCGCTCCTCACAGGTAGATGTTTCTCGGCTGCTTCTCTACACTCAGGTGATTGCTGGAGGATGTTGCTGAGGAAACCAATAAGTTCTCCCGGTCTGACAGCAGCCTTATCTGGGAACACCAGACCGGGAAACTTCTTTGCTAAATGGACTTTCAAACTTACATTCGTCATACTCGGGAGCCCTCTCTTTCATACGTTCTAGATGACATCCTTGACAGTGACAAAAACTGCTCAAGGATTTGTGTTCTTCTAGTGTTGTTGTTTTGATGAACCTGAATAAAAGCTTATCCGCGATTCTTTTTGTGTTTCCGTAGAAGGTTCTGATTAAGGCATACTTCCCAAAGTTTCCTTTACCCCTGACCCAGTATCGCAGCTCCTCTTCAAAGATGAAGTCTCTCACTGAGTGGGCTTCCACTCTATCTCTTCCATATCGAAGTAGTCCATCCCGGCTTTCACTTCACCACGTAGTGGGTTCTCGTCCTTAGTGAAACCGAAGTTGAATCCCAGATCATCTAACCGCTGTGGGTCATACAAAACTCCAGTTACATACTCAATTAGTTCACGGAGTTTCTTGGTCAGCATCTGGTAAACAAGGGCGTCGTGCACGGACATCTGTGCCCCTTGTAAATCGTGTGCAAGCTGACGGTCCAGGATACGGTCATCGTGAATTGCTACCAGACCGGAGTTGTTGATCTGAGCAGCCGGTCCCTGCATCACAAAGTTCCAGGCCTTACGCAACATATGCGCATCGTGTGAAGTGATGTCGAGTTTCTTATTGAGTTCATAGGGGAGGGTCCAGTAATCTGTGGTGCGGTCATAGTTGTAAAGTTTCTGCAGTGGGAACTTCTGTCGTGTTCCGGTGACAGTAACAACTTCCTGACCATAGAACACAGCATAGCGAACAGTCTCGTAAGCTACGTGCACCTCTGGATACAGCTCATAGAAGAATTCCTTGAGCAGCCGGTCAGCCTGTTCATAGGTGCAACCCAACACCCCGGCCAGGGCATTCGGGCTCCGACCATACTGCAGCGCCAAGAGGATGTCGTTCTTTGCAACCACACGCATTGCCTTGGTTACCGTGGCTGGTGTGATGGAGGAGTTCACAACCTTGAAGAAGTGAGCACCCAAGTTCTTATAGTAGTCAGCCAATGGGTTGTTTGGTTCGTGGACACCGAGCAAGAAGATTTCTTTCATCTTGCGGCTGCCACTAATCCACGCCAGCAAAACAGGCTCAATGGTTTTCAAATCGGAATTCACCAGAGTAAAGCCGGGGGTGGCAATGTATCCACGTCGCACCATAGCAACTAGAGTCTGGTCACCACGAGCCATAATGTTCTGAACGTTAGGCTCACTCGCCCAGCGGCTGGTATCTGTTCCTTCAGACTTACCTTCCTTAACTTCTCCACCCTGTTGGTTGAAGTCTGATTTGGAGATGCGCCACATTGGGTGAATACGGTGAATGCCATCTCCATATACATCCGTGGCATAGTAGTTTGGCATATTGAGTGACTTGGAAATGAAGTCCCGCATCTGACGATTCTTATCAATCGCCTGCCACATCTTTCCAACATCAGATTCAATGCTGCACAACACCGGGCGAGTCTCATCACTCACCTGCCACAAACCCGAAGGAGTCTTGCGCATCTTCTCCTTGAGGTGTGGGTGATAATAAAGAGTCAGGTCAACTAGCATTGACATCAACTTAGTTGACTTCGTATTGCACTTATCATACCCACAGTGGTGAACGAGTGGGTGTTTATCTAACCAATCGGATGTTGCTTTGATAGAAGCTTCAGCTTCTTCTTGTGCTTTTGCAAAGTGATTTAGGTCAACTGGGATACCGAGTAAGGTTGAGAGAACAGCCCCACGAATCTCATCCAGCTTCGCCATATACGGGACATAGAGATCGTGGTCCTCATTCTCCATATCAGCCAGGCATAGATCGAGAAGCTCCCCACCCCAAGCCCCGTCTAGACCACAGTAATATTCCAGTTCTTCATAGGGATAGATGTCCCCATAATCCGCGTCGTGTTTTCCTGTCTTCTTGAGCTGAGCAATTTTATCCCGAATGGGGATTGAGTAATCGGGTTCTCGGAAGTAGTGTGAAACTAAATCCTTTTGTCCGTTACCAATTCTACCTTGGTCCATAATGAAGTGCCACTGGAACCAGTCGTGGATACCAGGTAGTGCAGCAAAGAAGTTGAGAGGTTCATCAATCGTTAGTGGATAAGAGCAGGCGAGGATATGACACAGGTCAAAGAGGATGTTGCTCCCACAAACTTTCTTGGGAACACCACATCCCAACACCAGATATTTAATCCACTGATAACAGGTGGGCTTATCCAAGTCACGGGTGCGGACAACGATAGTCTTCTTGTTTCCAGCCTTATCCTTGTATCGAATAGTAAAGCAAAGAATCTTTGTGTCCTTGTGAATGACGGTGCATCGTGTTTGGATATTTGGATTGATGTTACTCTCCACGTCCAGCACGATATGAGTGGCTTCAAAGTAAGACGGGTTGAGTCTAAGCCAGGTATCCACTTCTTCCCACTGCTGGCTAACCAGATACTCCACATTGAAGTGAGGCTTTACATACTCACCAGTTGCGATACGATTGGCTAAACCAAACACAGAGATATACTCTGGGCGCAGGTCCTTCCCACCTTCGTTGTAATCTTGGAAGTGCACGTTCGGTGCGTTACTTACAAGCACAGGGATTTGATTTTCCAATGGACCAACCCAATGAATACCGTGACGGGCCTGGTCAACTCGTAGCTTTGACTCAGGGAGAATCGTTTGCATTGCCGAAGCACCCAAGCAAACGATACAAGCAAGTCTCCCGGCATTGTGCAAACTCATAATGTCGTTCCACGTGTAGACCGCACAACATTGATGAGCGATTCGAAGCTTATCCTTTTGATTGTAGTAATCATCAGGTGCGCACTTGAGTGAACTAGTTACCGCATAGGGGACAGTCATCCGGCGCAGGATGTCAAAGAGGAACTGGGTGGCCTTAGTTTCGGGAGGATAATAATCACCGTGCCCCTCGGGTGAGGAAGTAACAACTACAACAAACTTATGGGAGAACCTGTCCGGTGACAGGTGATCGTATGCTTGGAGAATGTTTGCTTTGTAATAGGGAGACCTAGTGTAGAGTTGGCAAACCTGACAAGCTTCTGAATAACTCACGTAACACCTCAATGCTCTGGATTAAAAAGGGACTCTCCTCCCCTGTATTAGAGAGGAGAGTCCCAGATGAGAAACGGAGTGAGAGTTCTGTTCGTGCCCTGATTGATTTCAGCCAGAACCCCTGACCTTTCTCTGGTCCAACGAGTTGCTCTTACGAGCTAGATGGGGAGGTGAGGATCGAACTCACGTATCTCCGGTGTCAAAGACCGGTGCCTTTCTCCACTTGGCTACTCCCCAGTAAAGACCCCTGAAGGGGTCGGGACTTTATACCAGCTTACCGTCCGCACTAACCATACCGGCCTGTGCAGCGATAGCATAGACAACCTCAGCCGTCAGTTGAGGGTAACCCTGAGAGGCGTAGGTCTGGGCGAAGTGCTGAGCAATCTGCGCCGCATCATACCCCTGACCACGGTAGTGGCCCACTGACTGAGCTACCTGAGCAGCAGTCTGCTTGTCCACGCCGGCCGCAGCATCGGCCTGTTGCGAGGGAGGTGCAGCATGAGCCGGCTCCTCAGCGGCGGGTGCCTGCTGCCCCGGGTTCAGGCTCATATTGTAGAGAGCCTGGGACAGATTGAACAACTCCGTAACCTTGGAGAGCAGGGGCTCCATAGCTTTGGTAACAGCCTGGGTTACCGAAGCATCAATCCCCTGGGTGAGTCCCGTCAGACCCCGAGCAAAGTCATCCAGCTTTGCCAACACCGGGCCCAGATCCACAACGGCTGGGGCACCAACAGGGGATGGAGCAGGGGGAACCATAGGGGTAGGGGCCGGGAGTGAGGGCTGAGGGAACCCGACAGGGGGAGCTGCGGGTGGGGCTGCCGGAGCAGGAGCGCCAGGCACTGCGTGAGCCAACTGGCCCAAGGTAGGAGGTGCAGGGGGGATACCAGGAGCCGCAGGCGGGGCCGGAGGGGCGAAGCCTGCAGGAGCACCGGGCATTGACGGAGGAGGCGGAGGTGCGCCGACACCAGGGGGAGGAGTGAACCCACCCATCGGGGGCGGAGGTGGTGCACCAACACCAGCAGCGGGGGTAGCAGTAGCAGCTTGTTTCTTCGGACGAGGCATTTGAATTCTCCTTAATGTTTTGAAGTATGATTTCGTTCGTATGGTTGGGTCTGTTTTCCTTGCCAGTATTTCAAGTTTACACTGATAAGTTTCAGACGGGTGAGTTTTGTTTACGTCGTTCCCGATCCCACAGAAGGATGTCCGCGAGCGGGGTTGTTGTTAGGTCAAGGTCCTCCAAGAAGAACGGGTCATCCGCCGGACCAGAAGCTTTGGCTAACCTCTCTTGTATTTGAGACTGAACGTAGCTGAACCAACACTGCAGTCCCGCATTATCCCGGCGCAAATACTTCGGAGGTGGGGGTGGGTGTATCAAAAACATCTGGGTTAGTTATCCACGAAATAAGATTTCCCTTCTGGGTAGTATGGGTATACCAGTATGCGGTGTGGAATATTTTAGGGTGGAAAATATTGTCCGTCTAGGACTACCAAATATTTTTTCCAGTTTTTACTACCAGCGATGAACTCTTGGATTATGGACTTTAGCCTGATGACATAAGGCTTTCCTCCAGTTTGGCTTTTCGATTTCTGTTCGGTCGAAGTAGGATTTCAAACCAATCGTTTAATGTTGAATCAATTTAAGATGGTCACTTGTCTACTCAAACAGGCCAAAATCATATACTTCAACATTAAACGGGTTATAAGTTGCGTTAGGCATCAGGTTGTTGATCTCCCGTTATAAGCTCCGGTGACAAAGGTTTGACAGTTATCACTGGAACGTAGCGCATTGGACCACCTTCCCAGAGACTTACCCAAACTGATTCAATTCCTACTTCAACTTTATCACTGGAAACGGTTGGGTTTTCCTTGAGGAACTGGTGAACTTTCTCTTCCACCACACCTTCTAACAACCGCACCAACTGTTCCAGTTTGTTGATGATGTTATCCAGGTCGGCCTGTGTTGTTCCGAGGAACTTGTCCAGCACTTGCTTAGCCTGTCGGCGGTGGCGGTAGATGTTTTCGGGAACGTCGTTCACAGTTGGTATTTCTCCAATCTTTCTTTGCCTTTATCTGTGAGTTTGTATAATATAACTTTGTCCTCTCGTTCAGTTCCAGTTATAAGACTATCCCTTACTCGGATACTTATCCTTTCTTGCATAGACGTTATGCTGTTCCCGTTATAATTGCCTTTCAGCTCTTTGGTTATTTGATAACAGGTCTGGCATCCTGATTCAATTGCTTGGAGTAATTGCCTGAGTTTGGGCTCAGGGTCAATCTCTTTCCCAACGTGACTTTCTAACACGTCCAGCCCACGGTCTGTGACACTCCACCAGTTCCGATTAACGTGTTTGCGTGTGCGGTCGGAGAACTCTTGACGCTTCTTAACCAAGTTATCCTTTCGCATCTTCTCCAGGTCTTTGACGCAGCGTGGGTAGTGGGTGTTGCGAAACAAATCTGTCTCGTTGACAATGTTGTATGGTGTGCACTCTCCTCGTTGCTTGAGGAAGCGGAGGATACCTAGCATCCTAGTTGTCAGTTTCATTGCTTCAACCTCATATAAGGGTTGACAGTTTTAACTTTACTCATCTGTCGTTCACCTTTCCCAGATTCGATTGCATCGGCCCAGGTATCTTTGGTGCCGAGCCAATTCAGTGTGTGGATGTCAATACTATCTTCGTGCAGCAGCACATAGATTGTGTGGGGGAGCTTCTGACCAATGCGGTAGGCGCGGTCCTGGGACTGTCTCCAGCGCACACGGCTGGGGTGCAGGTCCCAGTAGATGGTGATGGAGGCGCGGGTCATATTGACACCCTCACCCCATACTGCGGGGTTGGCTACCAAGTGATTGATAAGCCCGGCTTGGAACTGGTCAATCAGTTTGGTGCGGTCGGATTGTGTGACGCCTCCGTGGGCGGTCTTGATGACTTGACCAGGTAAAGCAACCCTCAACTTTCCAGCCAACCATTCAATGCAGTCAGGGAAGTTACACCAGATGATGGTCCGTTGATCTCCCGCCTCTTCCAGTAATCCAATCAGCCGGTCCAGTTTATGCTTAGGTTCGGCTGCCTCTCCCGTTATACCGAGTAGGGCTGGGAGAGTGGATGCCTGGTAGAGGCGGATGTTCTTGGCGTAGAAGTGACCGATGGTTATCTCATCTGATGAGTCTGTAAGCTCGTTGAATACCGAGGTTTTGTTCTGATTGTGCAGTTCAACGTAGTGCTTACGCTGTTGCGCTGACATTGGGCATACTATAGGTATTGGTCCAGTCAGCGGGGGCAGCTCGGCCACCTCGGATTTAAGGCGGCGCAGGCTATAGGTCCCCTTTAATTGGTAGATACTCTTGAGTCTGTGAAGGTCCCACTCAGGTTTCTTTCCAGTGGGATCCGTCAGTCCCCGTGAGAAGTAGGCGGTCCAGTATTCCAACATCAAGTTGGACTGCTTGGTGGTGATGGTGTAGATCGAGTGGTAGGAATCTGGTTTGTTCGGGACTGAAGTTCCAGTGGCACCGACGAACCGGTAAGCCAGTTCCCGTAACTCACACACGTGGTGATACTGTTTCGTTTCCTGCCCGGCACATCGGTGGAACTCATCACAAACAAGCATTGCCTTCCCGCAGGATAGTTCGTGTCGGATGTGTTCTAGGAATCCGTCACGCCAGAACTTGGAATACATAATGATCCAGATTCCAGTGAGAGGCATAAACCGTTTACGGAAATCCCCTCGGTCTTCAATGTGCCAAACGAATTCACCGTAGTGTTCCATCGCAATCCGTTTCCAGCTTGCTGCTACTTCAGCGGACGGGACAAGGACGATGGTTCTCCAGGCGCAGTGGTGTCTTCGCATCAAGATATTCCGGGCGGCAAGAACTTGAACAGTTTTCCCTGTGCCCATATCATCGGCAAGCAGCATATCTTTTTCCACAATTGCCGCTGCTCCTTGGGCTTGGTAGTCACGGAGTGTTGAGCCGGACAAGAGGGGGAACTGATTGAGTTCAGGGTGGGTCACTCTCCAGTTATAAGCCGGTTCCTTCTCACCGGAATCAAGGAGCTGCTGAATTCCAGTGAGAGCTTTTGTGTTACCTCCTTTGGTTAACACCTCGTATGCTTCCAACCAGAACACCTCGTGGATAACCAGGTGATTCCCCATCGTTAATCCATAGCAGGTCTGTCGGATCTTCTGTAACTGGGAATGACTGAGTTCTTCCAGTGGGAACCAGATGCGCCTGTGTTCGTAGTGACTCATTCTATTATAACCACCAGATGTTGTCCTTCGTTGTTAAGCACTTTATTGTTGATACTAATTATTCTTTCTTGTCGTGTTGTAATAGTTGTTGCTGGAAAGAATCCATCTAGTCTGAATCCGTTTTGTGTGTGCATAAACGTTTTGTGTGTAACGACCAAAGTATCTTCATCATACTTGTCCAGTTCTTGTTTGAGTTCACCGACCGTTAATGGTTTCTTATAGTGATTCATTACATCCTCTGCATCCTTCGCTCAGCTTGCTCCGCCTTCACCTTTCGGTTTTGGTAGTCATCATAGGTTTGCTTTGACAGCTTCGCCTTCACCAGGATCTCCCGCATAATATCAGGTGGGATGTTCTCCATTGCCCATAGGATAAGAGCGTGAGCTGTGGTTCCGATGCCGATGTTCGCACCCTCACCTGGGCCTAGTAAGTTGTCTGCTGATTTGCGTAGCGCCCGGAGTGTAGGACCCTGCACCATACAGTGAACTCTGGTAGGTAGAGCAGGTGGTTTACGTCGTGGTTGTGGTAGCTGGTCCATTACTTAATTCTGTCCTTTCATCAACGGTTAAATGCTCTCGACAAAAGCGCCGGCCTCAACGCGATATTTTTTGCCGGCCTCTATTCCCGGAGTTTCTCCAACCTCTGCAATCAGTCTGCGGTATTTTTGCTTGGCCTCGTCCCACCACAAAATACAAATCGTCCCGCCATAGCCAGCAGTGGCCGTCCCGCCATAGCCAGCAGTGGCCGTCCCGCGAGAGCCAGCAGTGGCCGTCC